TCAAGTGCTTTTATATATCAGTCGCCTTACTTCCATAACATTCCCGATAACCACATAATATACCACATAATTCCTCACATAAATCCGATAATATGGATACTCTCTCCTTTTTGCAGAACGATAAGGTTCAAACGCAAGAGGATTTTCCAGCCTTTTCAATATGGCACTTTCAATATCATCAACCAACCGATGTGCTGCATCTTCATTTTTCAAGACATTTGTAATGTAATTTACCGTACTTAGCAAATCAGTTTCAAATATTGGCAAGTAGCGAAGCTGATAAGATTTATTTTCCATGTATTGCACTCCTTGCATTTTTGAACACGCTTTCGTGAGAAAGTCTTTCATCGGTTCCCGCAGCCTGTCTGTCAGCTTCATCAAGCTTCATTTCGATATTATCAGTGAGGCTTGCATACTCTTCTAAACTTAAAACAACCATAGCTCCATATCCATTTTTAGTTAAATACACAGGATTTCCACTATTAACAAGAGTCTCAATTTCAGGAAATTTATTTCTGAGATCAGAAACTGGGCGAATTTGTATCATTTCCACCTCTCCTTTCACTTTTTTCTATCTTTATTTTATCCTAATTTTATCATAATTGCAATAAACAGCAACACATTTCTCACAAATTCTACCATCCGCTTATACTGCATACTCATCAGTCATAACTATTTCTCTCAATATAATATTTTGCCGCTTCCTGTAAAGACATCCCTTTCTTTCTCGCTTTATCTCTCACACTGCTTACCGAGATACTTTTCATTCTACAAAGGGAATTGATTGATTCATATACACTTCCATCCTCCCAAATAAATTGCCGCTGTTTCGTAATCTTTCTAATATAATCAATCGCCTCATCATAATCGCTGTCTTTATTCCGGAACCTATAAGAATGCACAGATTGAACATTGATTCCATATTGCTTGCAGCATTCTTTCAAGTCCTTATACCTATCACCTTTATAGTAAAACACGTCCATTTCCAGATTCTTCTTCCTTTTCAAACAATGCCGGAATGCTTCTTGTGCCGAACAATTCTTTCGCCATGCTCTATTGCGCACCGCTTTTAATGACACCGATTGATATAAAATTTCAAAGCTTCTTCTCTGGATATTCCGTGCCGTTTTGCGTATGCCGACACATAAGATGCATTGCATCCAAATGCTCTGCAACATGATGTAAATGTAATATATTCCTGTCCGCAGAAATATATTTTTCTTTTATTATGATAATTCAAATAGCTGGAAAGCGCATGCCGCAGCAGAAAATGCTTTCTTTTTGCATATCGCCGGGCGCAGATCGGTTTAATCTCATATGCCATGCAGCATGCGGCGAAACTGTCATAAGTCACATGGTTATATGTAAAACGATTATATTTATAATACTGATAATAATGGCTGAGCGCCTCCTCTTTTGATATTTTATTTTTCTGCATATAAGTACATAGGGATTTATAGTTTATATTGTAATAATCGCAGCATTCTTTTAAATCTGTCCACCTCACTTTCCTCCTTTATTACAAAATATTGCAAAATGTTATAGAATTAAAAAGTCCTTGCCGGACATCTCTGCCTGACAAGGATTTTTTTGATACTTTTTATTACTTCTTCTTTAAGAAGACATTTATTAGATTTATTCTTGAAAAACTTCCTACGCTTCTCTTTCCATTCCCATTCCTTCTGCAAGCTTCTTGCTGAAAGCGAGTACGACTGCACCAAGGATAGCTACAACTGCACCGATTCCGATGAAGAACGGCACTTCGCTTCCTTCTTTATAGAAGTTAACGAGGATCATGTTAAGAGCAGCTCCTACTGACTGAGACATTGACCATACAGTCATCATCTGTGTTACAAAGGCTTTTGGTGCTGCCACTGCTGTAATGGAGTAACCGATCGGGCATGTAAATCCTTCAGCAAACATCAGTACTACATAGAACAATACGATCCACCATGCATTTACTTTTGCATCGCCTGGGTAAATGATATAAAGGAGTGCAATAATCATTGCTCCAAGTCCCCACAAAATCGTTCCGAATCCCATCTTTGTTGTTCCGAATGGCTGTTTCTTGCCAAGTTTTGTCCAAAGCATGGTAAGAAGACTACCGAAGCAAACCGCAAAGATTGCCGGGATTGTCTGGAATGAAGCTGCCGGAATTTCTACTCCGAAGATCACACGATTTACTTTTTCTTCATAGAAGATAGCAAGGATTGAAATTGTCTGTGTCCAGATCAAAAGTGTAACGGCGTTACAGATAAATGGTGGAAGCAGACAAAGTACTTTCTTTTTCTCGTGCTTTTCTGTCTTCTTGCTTGAGTAGATGAAGACAAGATAAGCAAGCGGGATAAAGATGGAAATAGTACTTACTACGTTTGCAAAGGAAGATATTTTCAGCTTTCCTGTTGCAAATGAAACTGCTAAAGCTGTTCCTACGATAGCAACAACAATAAGCATTTTTACAACAAAAGAACGTTTCTTATCTGCCGGAAGCGGATCATCCGGTTCCAGACCGATATTTCCGAAGAATTTTTTGTAAGTAGCAATATAAGCAACAGTACCTAAGAATGAGAGAACTGCTGATAATGCGAATGCTGCGTGGTATCCGCATTTCGCTGCGATTACACCTGCAAGGGCCGGAGCTGCTGCACCGATATTGGAAATTACGTAAGAAATTGTGAAAGCACTGTCACGTCTTCCATCGTTCTCATCGTAGAATTTACCGATCAGAGTTTCGATACATCTTCCTGCGAAGAGTGAACCGAATACCATACATCCCATAGCAGCTGCATATCCTACTACCCCAAGTGGAAATGCAAGCAAGGTATAACCGATAAATCCGGTAACTCTGGCTACAAGCAGTGACCTACGACATCCAAGAATACGGTCGCAGACATAGCTTCCGATGATGGTTGTCATTCCGACTACAGTTGCATATAAAGAAATCAACTGTGCTGCATCCGCTTTATCGAATCCAAGACCTGCAGGTGCATTTGCATACAGGTAATAGATCATTACGGCATTCATTGCGTAGTTCGAAAAAGACGAACAAAGCTGTACAAAGCTGAGAGTCCCCACCCCCCCTAGGCTGACCCAAAAACGCGGTCTCCTTTTTTAAGGCTTCATCATATTGATTCATTTTTAGTTTTCCTCCAAATAACATATACTTCTCATTCAATAAAAAACAGTTTATATTTTCCCCGATTTTTCCTGCTGCCCTCCTTTTTCCATGATTATATTCACTTGTTTTTTATCTTGAACCTTTCTTGTATCTTACTGAATTTTCCTAGAATTGTCAACATTTTACATTTAACAAAATGCATTTATGCTCATTTTTGTAACCATCCACAAAAAAAATGAAAAGAGTTTGGTTTCCCACGACTCTTTTCATCTTAATTTCGTCATTTTTCACATATAAAAAATGCTTAAGTCCCTTTTACAACACATGAAACTCCGGCTTTTCCTCCCCATATACGCCCCAGAGCACCACTCCTCCAAGCACGATCGCAAGGCATAAAAGTCCTGAAAACATCACCATAAACGGCAGGCAGATCTGGCCACACAGCTGGAACGGCTGATCCCGGTAATCCCAGATCCCGATCTTCAGCCATTTATTACAGATAATCCCCGTCATAAATTCCAGGGATGTCAGGAAAAGCACTGCCCGGATAATCTGAATCCACATCGGCTCAGACCAGTGCATTACCTCGCCCTGAAAACTACAAAATGTCAATGCAACTCCCCCAAGCACAAACATGGTCCAATGAGAAAATCCACGAAACCAGATCTCGATCAGATAATAGGTGCTTCCCCCTGCTGCTATCAGAAAGACTATCTCACTTACCCTTTTACTCACTCTTTTCACCATAAAAAACGCCCTCACTATGCAAATCTCTTACATAGCATGAGCGTTTCTTTTGGATTTTATCACAAATCATTGGATTTATTTACAGAGTTCTCCCATATAATAGAAGCCTTTTGCCTCTTTTAAGTAAACTGTCACGATCTTACCGATCATGCTTTCATCTCCCGGGAAATGTACCAGGAGGTTGTTGCTCATTCGTCCTGTCACCAATGACGGATCATGATCGTTGACACTTTCTACCAGCACATCCTGTGTGGTTCCCTGATGTACAGAGCATACTTCCGCCGAAATCTGCTGCACCTCTTTTAAAAGGCGATCAAAACGGTCTTTTACCACATCGTCAGGAACCTGATCTTCCATTGCTGCCGCAGGGGTTCCTGTTCTCTTGGAATAGATAAAAGTAAAGGCACTGTCATAACGCACCTGTCTTACAATATCCAGAGTATCCTGAAAATCTTCCTCTGTCTCCCCAGGGAATCCGACGATAATATCCGTTGTAAGGGAAATATCCGGCACTGCTTCGCGGATCTTTCTTACCACCTCAAGATAATGCTCCTTGGTGTAATGACGGTTCATCTTCTGCAGGATCCTGCTGCTTCCTGACTGAACCGGAAGATGCAGATGCTTGCAGATTTTCTTGGAATGTGCCATCACATCAATCAGTTCATCTGATAAATCCTTTGGATGGGAAGTCATAAAGCGGATTCTCTCCAGTCCTTCAATCTTCTCAATCTCCTGAAGAAGCTGTGCAAATGTCATCGGCTCTTCCAGATTCTTTCCATAAGAATTTACATTCTGACCAAGGAGCATAACTTCTACCACACCATCTGCCACAAGTCCTTCAATCTCGCGAATGATATCTTTGGGATTACGGCTTCTCTCACGTCCACGCACATACGGTACGATACAGTAGCTGCAGAAATTGTTACATCCGAACATGATGTTAACACCGGATTTGAAGGAAAATTTACGTTCGCTCGGAAGATCCTCCACAATCTTATCGGTATCCTTCCAGATATCGATCACCATTCTCTCAGATTCAAATCTTGTCACGATCAGTTCTGCAAATTTATAAATATTGTGAGTTCCAAAGATCAGGTCAACAAACCGATAGCTCTTCTTGATCTTCTCTACAACAGTCGGTTCCTGCATCATACATCCGCAGAGTCCGATGAACATATGCGGATTCTTTTTTTTCTTCTTTGCACCAAGCTGTCCCAGACGTCCGTAAACACGCAGATTCGCATTTTCACGGACAGTACAGGTGTTGTAGATAACGAAGTCTGCTTTCTCTTCATCCGGCTCTTCCTTGTATCCGATCAGTTCCAGAACTCCGACCAGCTTTTCGGAGTCACGAGCGTTCATCTGACACCCAAAGGTTACGGTAGTCGCGGTTAAAGGGCGTCCTATCTTTTCAGACATTTCCTTTACATATTTGCGTGCTTTCTTAATAAAATAATACTGCCTTTCTGGTTCCGCAATAGGAGCTTCGCCGGTTATATCGACACTTTCTAATATTTTTTCTATTTCTTCTTTATTGTTATATCCAGACATTTTCATTTTTCCTTTCATCGGTAGTAATGCTCTCATATTATACTTTAGTATAACACGTTTTTCAATGAAAACATCTCTATAAACAAAAATCCCCAGTATTTCTACTGGGGAAAGTTAAAATTATTTTACTCTTAACCGCTGTCCGGCATAGATCATATTCGGATTAGACAATCCATTCAGCTGCGCAACCTTCTGGTAGGACGTGCCGTATTTAGCTGCAATACCGGAAAGCGTATCTCCAGACTGGACAGTGTAATACTGTGCGGATGAAGCACCGGATTTACCATTCACAATATTCTGAATTGTATTGTAGTCATATCCGGCAGCTGAAAGACGATTCTTTCTGTCGTTTCCGTTGCCCCATTTACCGGCAAGAACTTCCTGTGCGATCTGCTCATTTGATTTTCTGGCAGATGCAGCATTGATCTTGTTCTGTACTTCTGTGTAACGACTACCGAGAACAACCTTTCTTGTGTCACCGTTACCATATTTACCAGCTTTCACTTCGTTCACCAGTGTATCTACTGATGCAGAATAGATATGGTCGATGAAGCTCTGGACTTCGTTATACCGTGTTCCAAGGGCGTTCTTGCGGTTGTCGCCAGCCCCGTATTTTCCTTGCATGACTCCAACAACCAGATCGAGCGTGGATCCGCTCGGAGTATTCACTGTCGGTTTTGGTGTTTCTGCCGGCTTGGTTGTGTTTCCTTTTCCGGCGTATTTGTTCCATGCGTCCTTGTCGCCATAGAATTTATCCAGATCGAGATTACCGCCCCATCCATTCAATCTACCACAAGAGCTATACTGCCGGATAGCACAAGTATAAGCTCCCTCATTCCACGGCTTATCCTGATAGCCTGTGGCGTTCATGTCTGCGTACTGTGCAATCCAGAGTCCGCAATTGCCGATATTAGCGAATTTATAGGCTACAGACTGTGAACAGTACAGAAGAGGTCTTACGCCTGTTTTCTGGTATACATAGTCAAGCCAGCTCTTGCACCATGCAAAATCTGAGCTACCGAACGCCGGGTTGCCTGTTCCCTCCCAATCAAGGCAGAGAATTGCTTCACCTACACGTTTTCCAATCCTATCAAGGAAGTAATCCGCTTCTTTCTGGTAATCTCCACCAGTCGCATAATGGTAGATACCGAGACACTTTCCGGCGTTCTTAGCCTGTGCATAAGCTCTTGTGAAATCCGGGTTCACGTAGCCTGTTCCCTCTGTTGCCTTTACGATCACAAAATCGCACGGTACTACACTGAGGTCAATTCCTGTCTGATAACTTGCAATATCAATTCCGTTTAATGCCATAACATTTCCTTTCTACCGCTAACTTTTGGCGGTCAACAAATAGCTTCGTCTGTCTATTCGTCCTTATTCATCTGCTTAATCAACTGGTTCACATAATTACTAAGTCCAGCCACTAAAATTCCCTGTACAATTGCCGTAAAAATAGCCATTGCAATATTTTGTGTACCTTTAAGATCGCAAGTTGCTACCACGTAGATACCGCAGATAGTAATTCCAACAACACCGAGTATTGCCGGAATATACTTGTCTGCAACCTTTTCGGTATTTTTCAGACCGATTCCAACAAAATATAGTGCAATTGCGACTACAACCAGTTCTGGTTTCACATAATTCATAATCTGTTCCATAATATCAATCTCCTTTTTTCTTGTTTAGATGAAGGTCTTTAATCTCTTCATACATCTTTGTTCCAGTTCCGTTCCCGCCTAATTCGTGATACGATTCGTACATATCACAAAAATTTTCAAATGCGTAAGGTGGGATAGAACCAAGTTCCATATATTTATCATGGTACTCAAACAATTTTACTTTCAAGAGAATCATCGTTCCCTTGCTGTTTGCATCTCTGTAATGCTTCTGGTTCTTCAACAGCCAGATGATATAACCTAGCACAATAGGAAGAATCAGCGTATATGTCTGCATCAAAAAATTCTTTCACTGCATCTGTCTCTCTTTCTTAATTTTGCGTACAAAAAATAAGACCTCTCGGTCTCGCTCTGATATCCATATTTTCTCCATTAAAAAAGACAGCTCCGAAGAGTCTGCCTTTTGTCTGTTATTCTGTTATAATTTCTTGCCACATCTCGGACAGTAGTTAATCGGTATATTCATTTCCATCATGTTTTCTTCGCCGCCGTAATCCGATACACCAATGTGTAGTACACTTTGTTCATCAACTTCACCACCGAACAGCCACAATTCCAACCGTTTTACCGGATCTCCTTTAGCAAGTACCACCGGACGTGCGCCCAACAGATTGCTCATATCCTTTTTGCCAAAGAGTACCTTTCTGCTACAAAATTCACATTTCTCCATTTTCATTACCTCTCTGATATTTTTATTTTGATTGTATCAGATAATGTAATGGTTAAGATATTTTCAGGAGAGTTCGATGTTTTTCGATACCTCATTTTCAAAAACTATAATTCCTCGTGTGTGTTTAATAGCTTCCTGTACTTTTGGCTCATTCAACAATATTTCGTTGTATACATTCGATTTCACAATAATATAGAATGGATACTTTTTCAAACTGACATTTTCAGTTATTCTCCATTCATGTTCGTGCGTCCAATCAGTATACATTAAGCCTTTATCGCATCCTTTAGCGAATTTCTTCATTGCCAATATCCATCAGATCATTATACTGTTCCTCAGTAATCCTGCCCGTGGCGAAGAAAATGTCAATCTTATTTTTCAGATCTTCTGTCAGACCGTTTCTTTCCTTTAATTTTTTCAGTGTCTTGTATAACATAATCATACCTCCAATTCTGTAAGTGCCACGGCATATTCGGAATTTACATAGGCTTCTGCCGACTGTGTGTCGATATCCTGTGTCTTTGCGTCCATGTCGTAGATGTAATCTCGGTTGTCGTTAAGTTGCTTCTTTACATAATCCCATCCATTTTTCATGGAAATCGGGTAGTTAAATACTGTATATCCGTCCAACTGCTCTGAATTGACGCTGATGTTTGTTACTGGATAATAGGTTACAAGTTCTTTTAATGCCTGTGTCTGTTCTGGTGTGAGGTCGGTTTCTTGTTGCTCTAATAATTGATAAATCACATCAAAATCAATACTCAGCTCCTTTAATTCTTGCGCGGTATATAATTCATCATTTGGTTTTTGTATATTTTTAATATATGCCATTGATCCCACTGTACATGTTGTCCAGGCCGTCCATTCAAATGCTGAAAATATGCACTGGTAATTACCAATCCTACTATAAGGTGCAATGTCAAAGACTAATCTATATTCTTCATTAATAACCCCGTTTTTTGTATTAAGTTTTTTCCTTTCACACATTCTAACTACTTTTCCACGCTCAACATCCACATAATCCGCAATATACTGCTGTCCATTGATTGTGACATTACCGCCAGAGGATACCGGGATGGCGTTGAGGGTGTATGGGAGCTGGACGAGTTGCTCGGTGTAGGGATCATTCGTGGATAAGTCTTCCCTTTTTTTACAAATCATAGGTGTAAATGTTAAATTGTAAGTTCCAGCAACTAACAGTACGACATATAAAGCTGCTTTTTTCCCTTTAACAAATTTTATTGTATCGTTTGTATTACTTTGAAAGCTTGCCCCATCTCCACCTATTGTCTGTAAGATAACATTATTGTTTTTTGGTGTGTTCATGTAATATTCACCATCCGGAAAATCCACTAAAAATTCACCAATATTAGCACTCGCATAGTCCGTCACAGATCCCTTTATAGTAATACTTCCATTTTCTGACACTTTTGCTGTTGCACTTGAACCGGGAAATGCATAGTCGCCTTTATGTCTTCCAAAATTATAAACATTCTTCCCTACCACCTTCACCACCGGATTCACCACTGACTTAATCTCCTGCGGGTAGTCTGGATTCGGGGACGGGATACCGCCGGTGTAGGGTTCGTAGGAAGTGGCTTCTGAGCCTTTTTCTACTTGAATATCTTCAAGTTTTGTTGCATTTACAATTAAATAATTGTAATCTGTTGTGTCTATTGTATATGAATCTTTTGTTCCATCTTTTCGTTTCTCATTGTAGCAAGTAACCACATTTTCTTTTGTCGGAACAGTATCAACACAACCAATACGATATCTATCTTGAATACTTCTTGTACTGATAGTTACGCTTGTCAAATTGCTCACATCAATAGCCATTCCAATATCATTATTATTAAATCCGCATAAACTTGTGTCATTATCGATATAATAGTTTTCATTTTTCCCATGTGCAAGATTCTTTCCACTATACTGCTTCTGCTCACTACGTCCATACAGCATCATATCCATGATTTTGCCATTGTCAGAATCGGCAAGATGAGTTTCGCCCTGATTCGATGCATAGAACTTTGTAATTTTGTTGGATAAATCTTCCTGTAGTGAACCAATATCCTCTTTGTTGGTCGCAATCTGCTCCCGATCAGCTGTGAACTCTTCCGCCACTGCCTGCATCTTACCCAGCTGTTCACTTCCAGCTGTCCGAATATCTTGGACTGCTTTTTCGCCAGATGCTATAAGGTCTGTCTTGAGCTGTGTCCCAGTTTCAATCTCCTCACCAAGAGAAGTGTCCAATGCACCCGCTTGCTTCACAGTCGCACTCAGAGTCTCCTGCATTTCACCTGCAGTCTTCGCGGATCCGTCCAAAGCTGTCTTGGCTTCACCAGCTTTCTGTGTGGACGTATCCAGCTCTGTCTTTGCAGTTCTCGCCAGCTCCACCGACTTGTCCAGTGCTGTCTTAGTGTCACTAGCAGTCTGAATAGACTCATCCAGTTCTTCCTCGGAAACACCAGCATTTATAATGGTCTGTTCAAGTTCTCCCTTGGACTCTGCAGTCTGATTTTGAATCCGTTGGATCTCGCCATCAGTGTGAGTAGTAAGATTGCCTACAGAGGTCTCTTCCTGATTCTGGATAGCTTCGATTGCTTCCTGCTTTTTCTCTCCGACTTTCCTAAGGGCATCTTCCTTGGTCTTTTCTGCTGTAACTGCACTCTCCGATGCACTAGCAGCATGCTTACCGGCTTCTGTCGCACTTTCCTTTGCATTCTGCTCTGCCATCTTTGCCCGATCAGCTGCCGCATTAACAGCTTCAACCGTTTCGTGAAATATATTCGGCTCTGGCAATGGTTCTTCTGATGGGTTCTCTGGTTTGATTCGGGATTTTACTGGTATAATTATTTCACATTTCGTATTTCCGTATTTTTCTGTAGATACATATATAAATGCATATATAAAATAATCATGTGTTTTATTTTCGGTGTTCAATAATTCGTTTGGTATTTGAACCTCGGTTACCCCATTTACTGTTGTCCCTATACGAGTAATGCACTCTTTATTATTTCTTGATAAGGAGAAATGCACCTCTAGGAAATTTGGTAGTACCACCCCACCCGATAGAATTTTTAGAACCTGTCCGTAATCATACTGCCAGATACTTCGTGTTCTTTGCAACATTTCGTTAAATTGTACTTCTATAATATTATCCATAATTTCACCTCTACTCCACTACTCATTTACATCTTTCATTTCAGACATCCTCTTTAAAATAATTTGTAGTGCGGTATTTTCTTGCCCCATAATAAATGTCTTATATAATCATCAAGTACAACTGCTACGGCTGATAGGAAGAACCACAAAATTGAAAACGGTAAACATATCTGACCAAATAAATTGAATGGCATATTACTGTAATTCCAAACATTCCAATCGAGCCATAAATTCACGATACAGCCACATACAAATTCCAATGCAGTAATCACAATCGCACCGATCAACATCTGCCTTACCAATGGCATCTTCCGGCATTTTTCGTTGATACAACCAATAAGGAAAAACGCCACCCCTCCAACAATAAACATCGTCCAATGAGTGCGTCCTCTTGCAACAAGTTCAATCAATATATAAATCAGACCGCCAATCGTAAACAGAATCAGCGGTCTTAATTTCTTCATGATTTCTGAGCCATCATTGCTTTCAATGGCTCTGACTGGTATGCTTCTGGAATATCCATTCCGTAAGTGACTTTTTTCTACATCTTCCTTGCTTTCCAGAGAACGGATGTAAATGCGAAGGTCGCGGAAATATGTTACGTGCCAGGTCACGTAGTTCATTGCAGTTGTCGTAATTTTCTCATATCCGCATTACTATAGAATTTGCAATGCTGTTTTTCGTCCGATGTGTGCCACGGAATGTTCTCTTCTCCAGCGACAACCTGGCTCTGTAATCCGACAAGACTTGTCTGGTCATGATCTTCCAACGTGAAATGTTCTGTAGTTCCATCCGTAAGAACGACATCCACACCTGCAGCAATAATCCCCTGTTGCGCCATGTTCATTTCAGCTACTTTAGCCTCTTGCAAGTCCTCCAAAGTTGGTTCATATGGTTCCGGTTCCGGTTCTGGTTCTGGTTCTGGCATTGGTTCCGGTTCTACATATACACTTCCGTCATTAGACAGAATAAATCCATTTTCTTCTTCTTTATAAAGTGTAGTAAACTCTTCATACTTACCAAAAACATATCCTTTCTCTGTAAGTAGTCGAAACCCAGAAGTGTTTTTCTCTACCCCTTCAATTAGAATATGTGAATCATCTTGTTTAACTACTTTTCCTTCAACTGGTTCTTTCTGGTCTAAAAAAAGTATATTCATCGTTACTCCTTTCTTCTTTTTAGAGGGATTCTGAACTAAATAGCAATTATTTTAATCGAATTGATTGAAGTTCTTGTAAAACAATGACTATTTACATATATAGCAGAACTCATAATAAAAAACATCTCCTGCTAAAGCTTTTTGCCATCTGACATAGAGATCGATTTCACCATTCTTACTAACACAAAGAAGGCAACTGGAATATGTATTATCTTGTACTATTCCTCCAGTATAAAACTGTTTATCACAGCACGGAGCAGGTACTCCACTTGCAATATTAAGACCAGCATATACATTAACATTTTTTGTGATTTTGGTGCATCCATTGACCATCACCAAATTCCCAATTCTATTGCACTCAATCCATGAATCGGACGTTTTTACGTTAGAAGTATTAAGTGTCACGAGATATGTGTTTATACTCATTAAATTATTGTTTATTGTTGTCTCTGCATTTTTTAATTTGCTATTTAGCTCTTTAACTGCCAGTGCATCTACGAAGAATCCTTTCTCTGTAACAAGCGCAACATCATCAAGCGCAACAAGTTTATTTTCGTAAATATTATTGATTGCTTCTCTTTCTTCATTTACCTCTTTTGCCCCGTAATCACTACCGACTTGTTGATAGGTGGTTTCATCCTGCAAGGAAAATGTACCATCATTGTTTGCAACTTGCTTGTATTTTCTCTTGTAATTCGATGGATCCAAAATATCATCTTTGAAATCCGTGCGTAATGGTGTATATGCCATTTTCTTCACCTCTTACCTTTATATTTTCAAATCTGTTGTTGCCATACCTAACGTTATGCTTAATCTGCGCGGTCTATATCTCTGCAATCCCTTATAATAATCTAAACAAATACGCTCAATCCGATTGAAGTCTTCAAAATCAGGCGTTTTCTCATTTGCATACCAAGTCTTTTTTTCTTCATTATTAAATATAAATGTGCTATTTCTTAATAACTCTAAATTGTTTTCCAACCGATTAAATTCTTCTGCATACGGGAATTCATTGTAGCCGTTTTTATCATCTCCCATATCTTCAAATGGTACTGTAGAATAAAACGGCAATGCCATTTCGCGAAGATAAGCAATGTTGTTTTTTATTCGGTTGTAATCCTCAAAATTGAAGCTATCCGTTGAAACCCAATCAATTTTTGGTTCTTGCCACACTGTTCTTCCTCCTAGTTACAAGTCCACCGCCAAGCAATCCAGAATCAAATGTAATTTGAGCTTCTTCCACGACTGCTTTCAAGTTTGAATCATATTTATTTTCCTGTCCAATCGTATCACCACAATCAATTGCCGGTTCTCCACGGTAGTCCAGTTCATATTCGATTCCAGACGAAAAGTAATCAGCAAGCCATGTAGCAACTTGCTTACTATGTTCTGCATCAGAAATGATAGGATTCTGCCATTCTTTATCCGTACCACGATTGTTTACCGTCTGAACATCATATGCCGTAGATACATTATACTTATATCCTTTTACAGTTATATTTACCGTTTCACCAATTGCAACACCAGACACAGCAATTTCAACATAATACGCTCCAGAAGATACAACATTTGCCGATTGTCCGCTCTTTCCATCTTCGATACTCACCGTATATCCGTAGCAAGCATCAGACATATAATAAATAGCATTTTCGCCGTCATACGTGAGCGTTTCCGTGGCAAGTTCATCTTCAATACTTGATTTTGAATAAAGATATCTAGCAACTTTCACGTTCTTGATTCTATCAAGCTGTGTCCCAACAGGTGTAGAATATAAATCGTCGTACTCAATCCGATAAGACGTTTCCGAACCGATTGAAATATAATCCACATGGATTCTGCTGTTCGGCTCAGTTTCTACAAATTCGATTTCCATCTTGTCGTATTCTGGAAAATCGTATTGGATTTCAAAATCATTTGCGATTCCAGATTGAATTGTCAGTGTATCGCTCAATACATTATCTGCATATGTCCGTATAATAAATTTCTTTGGAAGTTTGTTGCCAAATGCAATGTAAATACCATATGCCTTATATTTTGCTTCAAGCGTTCTTGTGATGACTGGATTTTCTGTAAACAGACCGTTTTCATCACTGATAGCAGAACTTACATATCCGGTATTCTGGACATCTTCCTTTGGCAGAAATAGCATCTTTCCATCCGCCAACCATCTATTTTTTTCATAGGTTGCAAAATCTGATTTTTGAGTCTGGATATCAACATTTTTTATATCAGAATAATATGTAGTTCCATTTGATGTTGTTTCCATACTCGGTTGGAATAACGAATGAATACGGATTCTTCCGTAACGGTCATAGTCAAGTACACATCTTCCGGCATTTGCTATGATCTGTAGTGCTTCTTTATGCTTTACTTTTGGAAGCGGATTATGGATAATAACTTTTTTCAAGTAAGTATCCAAATAATAATCATCATTTCCAACACTAGCATCCGTAAGTACAAGAACGGCTAAATCATAAAGCGTAATGCCATTTTCATAATACTGTCCTTTGTAATAGTCATCGTCAATGAATTTTAAGACATCTACCGCCCTAATAGTGGCTTTTTCATCAGATGCGCTCCATTCATATACATATAAGGAACCCATCTGAAGCCATTCAATACTACCATTATCAAGTTTGTATCCAATTGTTACATTTAATCGCTGTCCACTTTCCAAGAAGTTGATTTCTGATGCAGGATTATCTACGTTGAATATCTGATTATCATTATGGAGCGTTACACTAAACTCTGATTCCGGTAAATCATCATTGATAGATGAAATGGTTGTCTTATTGCTTGCGTTAAGAATCCATTCATTGTCATATTCCAAACCAAGACCAAATTGAATATAATCAATTCTAACTCTATTGTTCGGAACACTCATTTCCGTAATGACTAGCTCGATATATGCAGTATTATCAAATACCGTATCTGTCTTAAAAAATCTGTTTGCTATTCTTGAATTCAATAGACAATCCATCATCAGTTACTACAGAAAATTTTGTAGGATAGCATTCTCCAAACTTGATTGTCAGACCTTTAATATCTGATTTTCCGCAACCAAAATCAAATTTTATATGCATTTCACTAGAGAATAGTTCATTGCACGTATATCCATCAAGCCAATATTCATCTGCATTCTCTGGCAAAAAGTACATTGATCCATCAGCCTTAAACATATCCTGTTCGTAGGTTGCATACCTCTTAACTGTATGTTGCCGAAAAAGCGATTTCGGATCAGAAAAAGTAGTGTAATCCGTATTTTCCAGTTCTGCTGATTGTTGCGCTTCTTGATTTATGAGTCCAAGCTGTATCTTCATATACGATTCATTACGGATTGGACGCTTCATCGATTCTTTATATTCTTTAGAAGTCTGAAACATTTCTACCACCCCGAATCAATAATGTTGACTTTACAGTTTATGTATGCCACTGGTCTACCGGCTTTATCGTATTTAAACACATCTGCCGTTCTGTCACCCGGATACATAGTTAATGTAATCCAGTTGTTTTCAACCATATCCCAAAATTTTACTGTTACAAAAAATTTTTTGAACTCTTTAAGCATATCTGACCATGTTTCTGCATCTAAGTACGCCCATTCCAGGTTGTCAATCTTATAATTGTCTCTTCCAATCTTCTGACCGACAACCTTGTTATTTGCATTTCTGGCTGAATTTACTGCCGTAGTCACTACCATATTGGGATAACGCTTCGGTGCAGGAAACGGCTTGCCATTTACAATTATAAAATTTGATATATGTCTTGCTGCCATTTCCTACCTCCTACGTTGGCGAAAAAGAAAAGCCCGTATTTCTACGCGCCTTTGATATCTGCTTATCCATTCTTTTTCCATCCATATTTACGCTTGTATCCTTTTTAAGAATCAATTTCTGATATTCAATAACTGTTCTTAAAAGTGCATTTGTTTCATCATTCGCCTTTTCAACACCAGAGCTTACACTCTCTACAATCTGATTGTTATTCGCTACAACATGACGATTTCCAATGCTTCCAATATATTCAGAGCCGAATCCGTTTTCATTGGCAACATAGACTTCGCCATTCATTGGGAAGCCACCATTAGCATATCCATGTCCATTCCAGCCACGTGATAAGCTACCATATCTTGATACCGTGTATCGAATAGCAGCTATCATATTGGAAAGCGGATCATAAATATTTTTGTTGTATGGTGCAAGTGCATAACTACGGAATGTCGGATCAATCACCTGCATAAGTCCCTTTGACGGAATACCGGCTTTTGCATTGCTATCCCAGTTGTTGATAGCATTCGGATTACCGCTTGACTCGGACTGCATCTGCATCAACAGACGATTCAGATTTGATTCACTGTACTGTCCAGTCAATTTCAATGCTTTCTTAGCAAGCTTTCTCCACTGCTCTACTCCGGCAGACGGATTATATTTAACATTCGTACCACCGAAATCGCTCAAAAGACCTTTAATGCTATTCACAGCCGCATCGAATACAGAGTTGACAGCACCTTTCGCCATAGATAATCCAGGTTCAAGCGCGCCAGTCAAATCCGTGAATTTGTCAATTGCAATTTGCATAAGCTTTCTCGGATTTTCTACATAATCAAGAATATCTCCCGTGAAATCTTTGACCTTCGCCCAAGCATTACCAAAGAAATCTCCGATACCGCTCTTGAAATGAGGAATATTCTGCATCCGCATCAATGCTTTTGTCTGGTCTGCCGGGAGTACTTTTGTTCCTTTTGGCATTGGTAACATTACATTACGGCCTCTAGGAATGATTGTTTTCCCGTTCGGAAACTGCACCAACTCACGGTATGTACTTCCGGTTTGGTCATTGACAACACCAAGTGTGTCATGCGCTACACCATCAGTACCAGTTGCAAAGTTCACATACGGATATGTTTTTCCAGATCCTAGTTTTCCAAGTACCCAGTTCACGCCACCAATAACGCCATTTAAGGCATTTCGAATAGGTGATTTGATTTTGTCGCCAATGCCCCGAAAATAAGAACCTATTTTATCGAAAATACCAGTGATTCCATCATAAGCTTTTCGGAAAGTATCCCTAAACCATGTTGAAATAGAACCCATGTTATTCTGAATAGCTGTTCTTTTATCTCCAAACCATGAACCGATATTCTGAAACGCAGATGCAACATAACCTCTTGCGCCCTTGAACTTCGCATTAAACCAGTCAGAAATGTTATCCATATTGGTTTGAATATCAGTTTTCTTCTGACCAAACCATCCACCGATATTCTGAAATGTATCAGTCACGCGTGTACGTGCATCTTCATATTTTCTTCCAAACCAATCAGCAATATCGCTCTGTGCATTTTTTACATCGGTTTTTCTATCTGCATACCAAGTACCAATGTCCTGAAATGCATTTTCTGTTCCAGTTCTTGCATCTTGATATTTTTTTGAGAACCAATCAGCAATATCACCTTGTGCGTTCTCTATATCTTCTTTTCTTTTTTTAAACCAATCTCCGATATCTTCAAAATTTTCTTTCGCTGCGTCATCAGCGGCTTTAATATCTTCATCGGATAATCCCATCATTTGGCTAGGAGTTTTGAATAGGTTTTCGCTAATTTTCTTAGACAGTTCATTCATCTTATCGAAAGTATCCATGGATTTTTTCATATCTTCGTCAGACATTTTATCTCCAAAGATTGCGTTAAAAAGTCCTTTTTGCACTCCCGTTTTAAAATCTTCCGGAAAGTTAATAAGTGCTTTTTTTAAAGCTTTAAAAAACTCTTTAAAATCCCACGCAAGACCTTTCCAATCAATGCCACAGATAAAATCAACTATCTTCTGTCCGATTTTCTCCCACGTTTTATCCTCTGCCAGACCATCTATTAAACCAGTAATTGCTTCAAGAAGACCTTCGCCAAAATGACTGAATGTTTCAGCGCTTAACTCAGCATCCCAAGTCTCAAAGAATCCGGTAATACCAGCAGCTAATGAATCTCCAAGATTTTTCCAGTCAAAATTGACTGCAAATGAATTTGACGCATGTAACGCAGTATTGATTGAACCGGCAATTGTAGCTCCTAAATCATAAAAAAGACGTGGCGAAATCAATCCATTAAGGAATGTAGCCAAGTCTTTTCCAAAATTATCAGCTTTACGATAAACCGTTTTCCACGGAATACTCTCCATCGCAGAACTCAGCTTATCTCCGAGCATCTTTCCGATATCGGTAAAATCGGAGTTTTTGATAGCTTCTTTAAACTTATCAGCCAGTTTATTCATAGAGTTTGGAACTTCTATCGTTTCAAACATATCTGAGATAGATGGACTTCCGCTAGAGCTTCCGCCAGAGCCGGAACCACTACCAGAATCGCCGGAATTATCTGCCGGCTGAATGACATTTAATTCATCAATGCCGAGAGTATAATTCTGTAAATCCTTAATTGCTTTTGCAGTATCATTTGCTTTATCTTTTGTTGTATCAAGTCCAGCGCCGTAATCTTTCCATGCTTTTTTAGCTTGTACAACAAAACCTTTTCCGGTAAGCGCAGCCATAAACTGACCAACTGTATTCAGTGCACCGGCAAGCATATCAATGAAAGATTCTATATACGGTCCGACTACATTCACAACCGGTGCAAACGCAACCGCCCACGCATTTTTCAAATATAATAAGGATGAAACCATTCCAGAAATACTTTTGTTATATTCAGAGCTATACTGTACAAGGTTGTCCGAACCTTCCTTGATTGCCTGTTTTATCTGGCTGATAGCTCCAAAAATGGTTGAGAACATAATGGACGAACCTATCATTCTTCCAAATGACATTCTGTATCTTTTGTTGCCACCGTCAGAGTCGCCAAGAAGCTCTTTCAATGTACGGAACGGATGAATCGCTTTGCTTGCAAGATTCTTCGCATTTTGAATTGATTTTCCAACTTTATCAAATGATTTTTTTACGGGATTTATGTTATTGGCAACACCTTTTATTCCGCTTACTGCTCTTTTGAATATATTTGCTTTCTTCGTAGCATTTTCAATCGCATTTCCGGTTGCACGTGCTTCATCAACACCCAAATCAGCTTTCGCAGCTTTCTGCATTTCCTGATCGTACTGTTTTTTCGCAACCTGAACTCTTGCAAGTTTTCTAGCTACTCTGTCATACTCTGGGTCGTCTTGTGAAAATCCTTGCTGCGCCAGCTCTGCTAACTGCTTCTTTAATCTCTTGATCTGCTCTTCAAATGTATTCACCTTTGAAGAATCAATTCTGCCTACAGAATCATTAAGTTTATTGAAAGCTTCAAAAGCAGTTCCTCCGAATTCCTTCATGACATCGTTATAGTTATGAAGATTTTCAGCACCCTCACCAAAAACAGCTTTCATTGCATCCGGATCATAACCCATGAATTTTCCAGAAGTAGGCTCTGTTCTGGCAACATCAGAGCCGGAATCATTATGAGTATCATTCGCATCAAAATGCGTAACAGGGACATCTGCCGTACTTACATTCTGTAATTTTTTAAGAGCCTCAGTAGCTTCATCAATGGCATTGGAATACTGGTTCATCTGCATAATCTTTTTATACCAGTCTTTACCACCTAAAGTATCTGTGCCCTCTAATTCACGAATATCTGAAATTGACTGCCAGGTTCTTTCATAAGCCCTCTCATATTCAGCAAGCTTACTTTGAAGCTGTTTAGAGTCCATTCCAGAAAAATCGACTCCAAGCGAAGAATCCTTGAATTTATCAACAAGTGTCTCAAATTCCTGAGCTGGATATTTCAAATCACTTCTATTTGCCCTACCAGAAGCACTCTGACCGCGAACACTACCGGTAAGCTCAACAATTCTTTCAAGACCAGAAGTATTCATTCCAGCACCGAAGATATCAGAAAAAGACTTTCCAGTATCGGCAACACCTTTCAGAGAACCAGTCAAATCACTGGATTCGGATTTTGCTTTTTAATACCGGCAACAATCTCATTAACACCAGATATAACGCTTTCATACGCAGCATCTTCCATCCATTCTGGTTTGTAGAAAGAATTGCTTGTCTCATAGAATTTTTCCAATGCACTGTTGAGCTGATAAAATTCATCCTCAACATTGTTTGCATCTTTAAGAAGTCCCGGAAACATATCTTTCGCTTCATTGTAAAAAGAGTCCAACTCTATTCCACTTTTGGTAGAAAGTTTCTGTTTCATTACCGGAACTCTGTTTTTGTAAGTATCACCAAGAGATTTAGCTGTTTCCGGCGTAATCTTGATTTTACTTGTAGTTTTAATCCAGTTGTATAATTTCTGATATTCTTCAGAAGTTGATTTTGCTACAGAACCATTCTTTGCCGTAATCTTTCCAAGTGCATCAAGATCATTGCTTAATCCACTATATGGCTTTCCACCATTCGCAGACAATCCACCAGAAATCTTCTGTGTAAGCTCACGAACCTGTCTTTGTACTTCTGAACCAGCTTTATTAAGATTGAATCCGCTGATAAGTTCATCGGCAAGTTTCTTTCCTTGTTTCCTTGCAGCACTATCCATAGCATTGCCAGAGAACAATTTATCTACATCAACATTCTTAAAAGAAATACCGCCCTGTGCCATTACCATGAATTTTTCCAGTGCCGTAGCAGCTTTATTGATTCTTTTTCCAGACCAGACAAAGCTCTGTTCGCCCGATTCGCTTCTGCTTCAACTACTATCTCTAAGCTATCAATTTCGTTTTCAGACATTTTGTTCTCACCTACCTCTTGATTCGTTTAATGCTTTTGCGTATGCTGCAAAATTTACAGATGCAATCTGTGTATTTTCTTCTATCTTTTCCTCAATTTCTTCTTCTGTCATTTCTTGTTCTTCCGTAAAAATAAAATTCTTTTGCGGATACTGACTTTTTGAGTCCAATGCACAACCAATTGCCTTTCCAACATAAATTCCTACCATCCATGCGGAAATATCAGCCATCCTAGCTTTTTCACGCTCTGCCCTGTCTTTTTCTTCCTTATATATAAGAAGAGCTTTGGGAGTCATGCCCCAAAACTCTTTATAAGGAATTTCACAGCGAGCAGCCATCGGCAACCAGTATTGATAGATATAATCCGTATAACTGGAAAACTGAATTATTCTTCCGTTTCCTCTGCCGGATTCTCTTCCCCTGTTTTCTTCTTCTGGGCTTTCTTCGGTTCTTCCGTTTCGATTCCCAGCATCTTTTTGAAAAAATCAGACTGTTTAACTGCCTCCGCAAATGCATCGGTAATATCGAACATACTTCCTCCACCGAGGATATGCTGTGTAACAACACGTTCAGCTTCGGCACGATCACATTTCAGAACTACGCAAGTGAACGCCATAGCAATAAGAGTCATCTGGCCTCTCGAAAACGCTTCGGTAATAGAAATTCCCTGGCTCTCCATGTGTGTATAGTCACCGAACTGTAATTCCTGGACATTGTATGTTTTGTTGTTGATTTTTACTTTAACCATATCGGTATCTCCTTTTAACTAAAAAATAGGAAGCCTGTTACGACTTCCTATCCTGATTTTCCTGCATATTACCCAGGAAACTGAGTAGCAGCATCCTTATTGTAAATTTCTGTAGATGGCAGAATGGAAAGAGTCATTTCTCTTGCTCCATTCACAGCACCCTCATTTACAAAAACGTCATGCTGTCCTTTCCAAGAGAACTTTCCGTCTTTTCCATCTGCGCCAAAATCAAGCTCATAAATCTGATCTGTATTGGCTGTTTCTTTGATAGATGCATATTTTTCCTTATCGTAGTTACAAGTAAACTGCATTGCGCTTACTGACTGTACGCCAGGAACAAATGTCTGTGCATTATCTTCCATATCAGTTGTTTCAATAGTTTCTCTTTCTCCACCTAACTGCGGATAGCTTTTGATTTTGCATAACTGTGTAAGAGCTGATGCAGTAGCACCGGCTTTAAGTACAGTGTTAATTGTGCTCATTCCAGCTGACATATTATCTTCCTTTCTACCGCTAACTACCAGCGGTCAGCGAATACCTCCGATTGGTATCCGGTGCAAATTTAAAATTTCTCTATTTCATTCACTGATGATACAAGACGGTTGAATCTTGCCACAGTGCGATAAATGTTTGTATCTGATGCATTATCGACAGGTTTCGGACCGTATGATCGGATGTAACCCATCTGTCGCATAGCATCACAACATTGATTTATGATATTCCTTGATTCCGTGATATTTTTATTGGAATAACACTGAATCTTAATTACTGATTTCACAGCATTCTCACTGTTTTCCAAATCCATACAAGCATCTTGATTGTCAATCTGGACAACCGATACTGCCGGAAATGCCGGAGGACTTTTACTGGAATAATTGGATACATTCTTACAAGTTTCTGCCACATAGGTTTTTATGTTGGCCAGAACTCTATTTGAAACGTCAATCATCTCCAAACACCCTCCTTGCAATCCTTGTAATTGTTTCTATGTTCCTTAATTCTGATGCCGTATTATACATGAACGGACGGGACGGCATACCCTTTGTCCAATGCCATTCTCCATTTTTGAAATAAAACCATCCTTTTTCGCCATGATTATTTACGTCATACTTCCAACCAATAATTGAAGTATCTGGATGTGGATTTTCTGATCCAACAATTCCAGTACCGAACTCAACGAATTTCGCCCACGGGCAAGCCGTATAAATGACGTATTGGGAACCATTGTAAATAATGTCACCCGGTTTCAGGCTCATACTGTTCAATAACTCACCAGTATAGATTGCGTCCTCGCTCAAAATATTGGCTTTTGCAATCACAACACCCTCTTCGGCTAACTGCCTGGTAAATTCATCACATTTATCATTCAGACTTAATCTGTACTTTCTCACCTTTTCAGCCAGTTCACGGAAACTGCTCGGAGATAACTTCGCTGTGTATCTAGGCATTTTTCGCCCTCGCTTTCAATGCGATAACCAGTCCATTTATTCCATCTGCAATACCGGCAACAGTATAATCAGCAGAATCCTTATCCACTGTACCACCTGCATTCAGTGTCGGTTCAGATATCCATACAATAGACTCTTCTTTAATAGGAAGCTTCTCCACCGTAGATGCTGTTCTGGTGTAGTCCAGATTCGTTCCAAACATATCAGCATAAGCATTTCCTCTACTTGCCGATAAAGAGGCGTAAAAAAAAGTCGGGGAACTATAACCATTGTCATAATCCCCCGTTTCATCCCCGTTTTCATCGAGAATCGGAACATTTTCAGTGTAATTTGAATACCATAATTTCTTTGTGTTTCTTTTCAGATTTCTCAATATACGCCACCCTCCACCGTAAATGCGTACCCCTGCGACCAAAATGGTCACGCACAATCTTCTTTTGCAACTTAACCCAGTTGCCGGGAGATAATCGGATCACCTAACCTCTCTTAAATCAGTGTGCATATAGCAACAACTCCTTCAAGACACGTGTTCCGGTTCGCCCATGCTCGGCTGCCGGTATTATCGCTATGGGAAAGCTCTCCCTCAGCTCCAATCTGGTTGTAATCATACATTGCAAGGTTGCGGATATTGGGAAAATACTTCTCCATATCCTTATCAACCATATCGTCTGTATAACTATCCGGGTAATTCCGTAATTTCTTTATTTCTCTATAGGCGTTTTTGACTTTTACAAGAAGCATGGATAAATCAGTTTCATCTGAAATACCAAGCTCTGTTGACAGTTCATCGTATATTTCGTTTACCAATTCATCCATACTATCACCTATTTCTTCGGAGGTCTTCCGACCTTTGGTTTTGCAACCTCCGGTTCGGATTCCTCTACTTTCTCTTCTGATTTAACTTCTTTCCATCCGCACGCAAGAAATGCGCTTTTCTGGATTTCAGAAGCGACAGTTACACGCTGTCTATCTTCTTTTTCCAATGTATACATTAAGTATCACTCCTACTCTGCCGGGTCTTCACATACACCGATAGCGTCTTTCTTCTTGTTAAGTACGAATGCATCATAGCGAACACGTCCCTCAACAAGGTATCCAGAAATACCAGGCGCATCATCGTGAATCTTGTACTCTGCAAGTTTGATTGGTGACGGCATAACAATCGGATTTGTGATAATGAAGTTTACTTTTTCCGGGAAGTAAGACTTCGGAGCTTTTACGAAGTAAACGCCATCAACTTCACCAACAAGACCGTTAATAGCAATCTGTGTAGCCATATCGCCTTTTTGGTGAATGCTTCATCCAGTTTCAGCATATTGTAGTAGCCTGGTGTGCAAATGCAGATTCTTCCACCAGTCGGAACTTTCTTGTTGTCAAGAATTTCCTGAACTGCAAGGAATTTTTCATATGCATTGGCTTTTGTTACTGCTGTATCTTTTACGATGTTTCCAGCATCAGCACCGGCAACAAGCTTAGCAATACGGTATGTATCAATTTCCGGGATAACAACTTCATCAATCTGTCTACGGAGTGCTGCACCAGCTTCCATTGTTCCCATTGTGTCATCTTCACTCTTCTTATCAATTGTGAATGTGAACGCACGGTCTTTTGCAAGTGTCATTTCCTGCACTTCATTTCCAAGTTCTTCTGGTGTTCCATATCTGCTTGCGCCCTCTGTAGTGTAATCGCCCATTGCTGCTGTTGGCATAGAGTATACTTTTACAGTAGAGACTCCAAGCCATTCAAATGCGTAGTTTACCAGTGAAGAGGTAAGCGCACCGAGTTTAAATCTTTCATCCACCTGCTGTGAATATTTAGCTGCGTAATTTACTGCCATCTTAAATTCTCCTTTACTAACTTTTGGTAATCAGCGAACACTTCTTTACGTGTCCGGTATCTTTAAGGAAGATTAACCATTAAATCCTTTCAGGAATGGATCTTCTTTTCCATCTTCTCCCTGTCCGGCATTAACCGGCGGTCTGCTTTTCTGCCATTCTGCCTGTGCAGCCTTAATGGATGCATTATTGAATTTCTTATAAAGCTCTGTCACTTTATCACTTTCTCCGGCAAGTTCAGCTGTAGCGGCTTCTTCTGCCATTTCCTCGGACATTCCAATCGCCATATAACGCTTCTGTGCATCAATCTTAGCAAGCTTTTCTTCAAGCTCTTTGGTGTGGCGTTCTTTTGCTTCTTCGGCTTCTCTCTTCGCTTCTGCTTCCTGTTCTTCGGCTGTCTGCTTAGCTTTCAGCTGTTTACGGTAATTAGCAGCTTCGGAAGAAGTTTTATTGTAGTCGTTCTGAAGCTTTGCATTTTTGGCTCTTTCCTGTGCAAGTAATGTCTGCGCTTCTTCAAGAGTCATTTCATGCTCTTCCGGCTTGTTTTCCGGTTCCTGATTCTGCTGTACCTGTCCCTCAAGGTTTTTGTTGTCTTCCATAGTTATCATGTTCCTTTCTTTCGCGTTTAGAGTTCTCTCTCATCAGTTACATTTCGCGATTATAGACTTCTCTGTCTTCCGCGTTTGGTAAGGCACTTCTCTGTGCCATATGAAAACAGTCATGGTTTTGACCGTAATTTCTATAAATAAATAATTGAGCACCGGCAATTGATAATCTGATTTGCACTCGCTCCAAGCGAGGTATCCTTTGGGAATTGCATCCACGAATTCCCAACATGAAAAGCCTGTCCAATCAGAATGTATTTCCCATTGATTTCTCTGTGGTCTTTCCTTGTTACCTCATCCATAATAGATTCCCACCGCTTCATGGTTTTGTCGGAATTAACAGCCTCCATATATCTTGCGTGGTTAATCGCCGTATTTACTTCATTTTCAGCTATGAACCTTGCTCTATCTAGCGAATAATAGTAAGGCTCGCTCTTATGGCTTTTCGTGCTGTCTATAACATCGTAAGAAAAGCTTTTTACGTGCGTTCCCAAGTATTTGTCTACGTCCGTGTACTTTCTAAGCGTTTCTAAATAAGAATCCTCAATTTGATTACGGATTGGCTCATAATCTGTTTTGTTCGATTGAGCCATTGTAAATAGCCACGCCATAGTAGCAATGAAGTTGTTTTCTAAATCTTCTGCCATATGGATTCTTTCTGCTTTGTCCTCTTCTGGAATATTCATTTCACCGAAATACTGTTCAAATGACATACTCCGTTCATTCGTAACCAGAGCATTCAATTCATCAAAGCTAAGATTCGTGAACATCTTCATCACCGCCATTATCGGTATTCATTCCATCAAGAATCGGGGAATTTCCAGTCTGATCAGATAAGTCAGACATCGTTCTCTTCTGCTGCGTCTGTTGTTGTTGACCATCTTTCTTAATCAATGATTTCTGATATTTTTCAATCATATCTCGGCTATCGGCCCATGCCTGAGCGACATCCGGGAACAAGTCAACCTGTTCCATAGCAACACGACCATTTACGCCACAATTTATCATTGCAACCATCGAATTAACCTTTGTAGCAAGGTCATATGTCTTATTTCTGATGAATTTTGGTTTCACGTCCGAATATTCCAGTTTTAGAAGCGGACTATCATACGGCGTATCTGTAGATGCCTTGATAGCAGCTAATTCAAGCTTTACGATTTCCGCTTTTCCACGGCGTAAAATCTGTTCTTCCTTGCAAGCACTGTTTCAGCAGCACTCCATCCTGAGGACATATTCATAGCAGAGCCGGTAGAACCACCGCCGGGGTCTGTTTGAATCGGTACATAAGCTCGCTGTAAAATCGTGTTTCTCTTGCTTACGATATTTTCCTGTACACCGGAATAATCAAACGTACTGGAAATAGCCTTCAGTAATGGCGTGCCACCGTTTCCGGTATTGTTAGCAATAATCCACTGTCCTCCAACCGGAGCTTGTGTTTTACCGTTATCATCTTTCGGCAATTCAAATCCAACGCCGAAGAATACTTCCTGTGTAGTCTGTGCTACCGCATTGGCAAAATCAGATACTTCTACGTTCAGAGCATTCATATCTGAAATCTGACGTTCAAAGCATCCTGTTCTATCGGTAGCTCGATTAAATTCCACAATCGGAATCATTTTCAGTGGATTGATTTCTCCACTGTGCTGCATGAACGACCAAGGGTTCTTAGGCTTCTCTCCATTGGTGATTTCACGCATATCTTTAATTTCGTATCTTGTGTCCGGAGTGAACACGGTATAATAAACTGTTCCGTTCTTTGTTCTGCAGAAAGTAACACCGGCAAGTTTTTCTTGCAGTGCCGAATTACGATAAATGCAGAAAGTAAATAATGGATTCAGCGTTACCAAATCAAACGGGCAAAGTCCGTCAAAGTTGCGCTTGATATCGACAAACTGATAACCAACGCCGGTAATCTCAACAAATCTTCCAAGCTCCTGATCTTTGGAGAATGCATATTCCGCATCGTTAAGCTCATTCAACATAGAAATCGAATCATCCTGGAAATCATTTTCTTTTTCAGTTGATTTCTTCAAATCCTTATTTCCACGCTGAACATATGTAATTGGCTGCCCCCATACATAGCCAAGCTTGAACTCTGTAATCTGGTTTGCCAGATTGTCAGATACTTTAATATTTACTTCCTTACGGATAATTTTCTTTCTAACAAGTGGCTGAATACCTTTTTCATATCGCATCAGAAGAACCATATCATCTACATTTTTCATGTGAATCGTCATTGCTTCTTCCAACACCTGAAAGATATTCTCGCTTGTAATCTTTGCAACATCCGTATAAATCCGGCATCTGCCAGTCAGTTCCGGATACACAAACACTTCATTGTCCTCAGACACCGAATTTCACCTACCTTTGCATAAAAAAAGAAAGAGCTTCACGTGATAGCGACACGCAAAACTCTTTATTCATGAACGAATTACAATTTCTTCGATTATAATTATATAGTATTTTTTTATGCTTTTTATGCAAGTTACTCTGAAACATACTTTTTTATTCTTCTGGACACTACAGACTGGTCAAGTCCAATTTCCATAGCAATTTGCTGTTGAGACTTTCCGTCTTTCACATATTCCAGAATCATTTTATCTTCCAAGTCCGTACAATCAGCAATCAGACGGTCAATTCCAATCGTAAGATTTTTCAACCGCTCAATATCCTCTTGCACCTTAATTTCCATTTCCCGACATTTCTGTTCCCACTCTTTCATCTGTGCTATTTCATATTCATTGCATCCGCTGACACTGAATCCCCGTGGCTCATACGGGAACTGAGGATTGGATCCGTAAACTTTCCCGGCATAGCAAGACGGACGTTTTTCTATGTAATCAGTAAGCTTCTGACGGTCCTTTTCAAGGAGGACTCCAAGCAATTTGTAATTCGCAATATCTTTTCTGGTGATTTTCATTTCTATGTATTCTCCTTAAACTGGGCTCTGGATTATTTGCGCTGTTCGAACAAATCCTGTTGTTACGAATAGTGCGAAGCTTGCTAATCCATCGGGTACATCATCATGCGGATTTTTCCCGCGTACTGAATAGCTGAGCAAGAATCCCATCATCTTTCCGTAGTCCTCTTTTGGTTTGTAATTCTCTCGGTCACGGAATAGTACGTGTTTCTTTACCCAATCTGCATTTACAATAATCTTCGTTTCCTTGTTAGATTCCGTATATTTCGTAGTAATGTTGCAATGACCGCCCTTTTGCTCAACCAGTTTGCTTACTTCCAGCGCTACACGATCACCACCATTGTTGCTTTCAAACTGGCATTGTTGCATTCCGGTATTTACAATCAAATCAGACGTTCTCTCATACTGGATTCCATAATTGGAATTATCATCGCATACACACTCGGTAAGGTAGAAATCATTTCCATACTGTAGCATACATGGTAAAAACAAAAAGTCTGTACCTTTATTTTTCGTATCGCATATGCCCCATACGGCATCCGGTTCCGTAATAGGAAGCGTGATGAATCGTCTAAGTTCTTCATCCGTATACAGAAGTCCTTCACGTTCGATAGGCTCATTCTTGTACAGGCACTTGTAGGAGATTTCATCCATTGTTCTTTCCTGATCGTGGAAGAACTCAACACTGAATCCATTGTATTTGTAATCAAAGTTTGATTTTCCTGTTACCGGATCAATGTCTGGAACAGCAATGAATTTCGCTCTATCATCTCCGTCATAAATATCTTTCAGCCGACCAATAACATCATGCACGGACCATCTGGTAGCAATATGGATCTCCTTACAGCCGTCCATTTTTCGCTGTTTAGCATCAGTACCGTAGATTCTCCATAACTTGTCCAGAATATTTTTATTCAGTGCTTCTTCGATACCACCAATCAAATCATCACAATACAGGTATCTGTTGGCACGGACCTTACCGGCATTCTTACTTCCTACAGATGTACATTGGATATTTGAGAATGGTTTGTATTTGTTGAAATTGATGGTTTCTCGCTTAGCATTGGTGCTATGAAATTTCACATCCGGAAAAATCTCTTGCCAGCAATATTCATCTGAGTTCGTTGTGATATCCATTACTCCGTCGTAGAACATTCTGGTAATATCTCCACTGTGCGAGAAAAACAAACTGAAATCGTCCGGGTGTCTTCCGATTATCCATGAACAGAAAAACTTTTCAAGAGTGGTCTTCTGCGTACCCGGTGGCATGGAAATTGAAAGAATATCCAATTTATCATCTTCCATGTCCTGTAGTGATTGAATCAACCCATGCTTATTCAATTGCTTTCTTTTTGGAGAATAAAAACGATCCTGTTCTAATCGCTTTCGCTCAAGATAGAGCAGATAGCTGTCAAATAAATGTGGCGCTTCAAATTTTAACGCCTGCCAATACAAATCCTCAAAACGTATATCTTGATTCTGTACAAGAAGTCTTTGAGCAGATAATTTCACAGCTTTTGAAAGCTTTAAACAATATTTGAGGTAATCTTGGCTGTCTTCATACATATTCAAGCATAACTGCATGATATTATCCCATGTGCTGTATTTATTTGATGGTTGCATCTTCAATGCATTGGCTATTCGCTTGTATTCCGTAAAATTCATCTGCTCACCTCCTTGCAAATCAAAAAAAGAGCCAATATCTGCGATTTCTCACAAATATCAGCTCTGGCTCTTAGGCTCTGGCACTAAATCATTCATTTTTCTTCATATTCATATTTTACATTTCCGTATTCATCCGGCATAGGGATTGTTAATGATACTATTTTCTTTCCGCATCCCGGACAATACGGTGGTGTAAATCCACTTTCGCTAAGTTTCGATCCATAATAAGGTTTGTTTGCGTTATATTCAATTTTCTTGAATACATATCCGCAATGAGCACAGATTGGTTTAAACATTACAGTGGAAGTGGAATCATCTATAGTTTCATCTACTATCATTTCGCATCTTCCCGTCCTTAATCACTGGATAATACGCTTTCTTACAGTGTTTACACCATATCGGCGTATTCTCAATATTGGAATTTTTCTCTATCCGCTGTCCAGTCTTGTGACCGGCCGGACAGTAATACCAATTTTTCTTTTATCTGCTCCATTATTCTAACCACTCATTGTCCAAATAATAAAATCCATACACAATGCCTCCTGTTAGTATGATCCATGCAATCCAAAATATAACCATAGCCACTGTTGCATTGGTTTCAAACATTTTCACAATATCGTCAATCGAACTGTCCTTGTAAAAGTGTGTCTTGTTTGGAATTGTTCCATCTCTAAGGTCTGCAAAAATCGTACCCTTGTACTTTGTTTTCACTCCGTAATACACAAATCGCACTTTCACACGTTCGCCAGACTCCCAACTGTACACCTTATCTCCAGGAATTGTTTTTATGTATTTTGAAGATGGCAAATCTATCTTGTTGTAAGAAAAAGTGGATCCGCAAAATTTAATTTCTTTTGCGTGTAAAGATTCTACATTCTCTGTTTCCCATTCATAATAAACTCTAATTCTTGTATGCTCTTTACCTTTAGAATCCTTCTCAGTTATTTCTTCTTCGTGACGTTCCCGTCTTTCTTCTATCTTTTTAACAAAGATATATTCTCCACCAATTTCTGGATAAGTAACAGTATCCACGGATTCTAATTTTCCGTATACAAAAGCATTTCCAATGTTTGTATCCATTCCATAACGGAACAAATCTTCATCTTTAATTTTAACTGCTTTATTGTATTTCTCATTATCGTCCATAATACTATTAGAAATTTCTCCAGAAATCAAAAAGCCAATTAAAAGCATCACGGCAATAATAGATATACTTGCTAAGACTTCACGCTTCGTAATCTCCATTTATTTATCTCCGAATAGATTCTGTGGTGCATCTTCCGACACATCATATTCCAAATATGAATAGGACTGCTTTTCGTAGCCGGTCACATTAAGAAAAATACTTGTCGGAAACTTACGCACGTACCGATTGTACTGTTTCACCTGCTTATTGAAGTTGCTTCGATATTCAGCAATCATATTTTCTGTGATTGACAGCTCATTCATTAGCTGCTTGTAGTTTTCATTCGACTTCAACTCTGGATATGCTTCACTTACTGCCGTAATAGCTGTAGTGACATTTTCAATATCTCCAGCCTGACCTCTTCCATCAACAACAGCTTTCAATGTTTCCGCCTCATGTGAATCATACTGTTTCACGCAATCCGCAAGATTGTATACAAGGTCAACTCTTCGTTTTTCCTGCACCTTGATATCCGACTGTGCCGTCTTTACTTGCTCTTCCATTGCAATAGCCCTATTTTGTGAACTGTATACTCCAAATACACACATTAAAACTACTGCAACAACGCTACCAAATGCAATTAAGGCTACTTTCCAATTACTTTTCATCTATTTACCCCTTTGTATGACAAGTGTTTGTAATCTTTCCGTACACATCTTCATACAGCGCCTGTTTGTCCCCGTTGTATGTGTACTCTGCATAGATGCCATCACCGCTAATGTCAGTTGAAGCAAGGCACTTATAATTCTGCAATGTCTTACATGACCAAACGATAAATACATTGCTTAAATCAATCTCAACCTCCGGTTTATGCTCATGGTACCATTCAACAAGTTTCTTTTTACATACACTCTGAAAGTGATCCATTCCTGTGATAATCATGATTAAGCCTCCTCATAAATAATATCCAAACCATAAGCAACCGCAGCATCATGCTCAATCTTGCATCCTCTTGCATTCTCCCAGCCTTTACAGAAGTACGCTGCATGGCACAGAGACATATTCTCTAAGGACTTAGCAAGAAAACACAATGGAATCTGAACTACTCCACGTTCTTTCATTGCGTCAGTGCTGTACCACTCATCTGTGAAAAGAGTATTCACAACCTCATATCCTTTTTCTTCAAGAACCTTAATTGCTTTCTCTCTTGTTGCTACAATTTCTTCATCTGTCTTTCCAGCCATCGGCTGACTTAACATTGCTTTCTTCATGATTAATCCTCCTACTCTGCAAATACCCAATCTTCTGCAAGCATATCTGCCTGACTTGCGAGCCATCCCATCTGTACTCCTGATGTTCCGACAAAGGCGATAGCCATGTTTCCGATAGCATCATGTTCGCAGTTTACGATATCTCCATCCGCTGTCTTGTAAGAAATTCCTGTAGCAAGCTGGATATACTGCTTCTTCCCATTCCATCCTTTTCTTGCTACTTTCATGCCACGTTTCAGATACTTAATTGCTTCTCCAAATGAGAATGTAGCCTCGCCACCCAATTCCGGACAATTCTTACTATCTGCTAACGTCCATTCATCACTTGCGATATTGGAAAATGTATAGTCCGGAACCTGCGTCTCACGGATATCCATATCAACGCCATCTTTGGTGTGCATGATAATCGTCTGCTTTTCCTTTGACCAGTACCAATAACCAGCCCAAGACGGAAGTTTTACCTTTGCTCCATGTTTCATTGCTTCAAATGCTTCTTTAAATGTCATCGTTCAGTTCTCCTTTCTACAAGCCCTCTTGCTCCGCTTTCCATTTCGATACTCTATCTTTCATGATTTTTCTTGCTTTTTCTTGAGGCATATCTTTTGGAAATGTGGCAGCTATTAGAATTTCGTACCCATGACCCGAAATTTCTCTTTTAATTTCATTTCTAGCGAATGAATAAAACGGCTCGTCAAAATAGATGTTTTTCAATGTTTTGTAATTAAACGCCGCCTCATAACATAAACCAACATCCTCATTGGCATCACATTGAAGTTCGTCTGTGTCGTATTCCTCAATTGTAGCTACGTCACAATAATATCTTTTTTCACTGTTCAGCATTGCACATATCAGTTCAGCTTTCTCTCTGCTTAATGCAACTGTTCGAATGCAATAATCAGAATACTCACCAGATGTAATTACATACACTTTCATTTCATCACGCTCCTTTTTCTCGAAACTGACATAGCCGGACTTGAACCGGCAACCCTCCGGTTAACAGCCGGACGCTCTACCATTGAGCTATACGCCAAAATGCAGAGAACGGTCAAGTAAACTCTGCATTTACTGAATTGAAGTATTGTTTTAAACATGATTAAGGCTTCCCTTTATTCATCATGGTAGAAATCATATTCAGCCAGTGTGACGATAAGTCTGAGCGTCCAGGAGCGACCCTTGGCTTCTTACCGTTGTCAAAGCACACACGGGATTGATACCCATAAATTTCACGGTTCTTTCAGAATATCATAGTTGTATCTTATGTCTTACACCTATTCGCTTTATTTTTATCATGCCATACCGCTACTTTAACGAATTTCTTGTGTTATACTCCGATTTCTCAGATTCAAGGCAAATCAGCTTATTGAGAATTTCCAGTTAGTCCGTAGTCTCTCACACTACTCACATCACCGGATTATTCTTGCACCGCAAGCGTCTATTCTACGCTGACCACAAGGATTCTGCATTTGATTTCTCTATGATGATACACTGCACGGCGTTGTTGATGGTTTCCATCTTCTCCAACAGAATCGCTTCTACCGGAAAGAATCAGTTGATCCAGTATCCCGAACCAACCTATCTCATCACCAATGCATCTCAGCAGGACTGAAAAATCCATCTTCACTGAGTTAATCATGTTTAAACAGACCGAATAGGGATCGAACCTATGACTACGGTTTTGGAGACCGTTGTTTTGCCAATTAAACTATCGACCTACGGGGTAATTGGGAATCGAACCCAAACTATCAGAGTCAAAGTCTGATGCTCTGCCATTGAGCTATTACCCAATAAAGCTGCCGACCGGAGTCGAACCGGTAACCTGCTGATTCGTAATCAGCTGCTCTATCCAATTGAGCTATGACAGCAGATAGTAAATACGGTTTTTATGTGATTTACTACCAGAGATGCGATGTCTGTTAATAGTTCCTCGTTTCCAAGAACCGCAAAACTTGAAAAATAGCGGATGTCGGGGTTGAACCGACTTTTCAAGATCATGAGTCTTGCGTGGAGCCGTTCCACTAATCCGCAGCGCCGCATGAAGGAATCGAACCTCCAAGTCGTTTACCGACCGAATGCCTAGCAAGCATCTCCAATACCATTATGGGAATACGGCATACTGGCTGGATGAATCGTCATTCAATTACGCCTCTGACACAGAAGAACACCAGCCATATACAATCAAAACAAGGGGGATTAAATCATTCTTCAAAGCAACACACTTGAAGAAATTGGTGGAGTGAGACTCGAACTCTACAAACCCGAAGGAACTGATTTACAGTCAGCCTGCTTTTCCAATTGCATATCCACCAATAACCGCCATCTGACGGTTAGCAATAATATTTATCGTGCCATGCAATGCACTATGCGGTTATTTAAGGTTCATATCGTTTTACCGCCAATCTACACGCAGCTCTTTTATTCCTCAAGCAGTAGTTGGAGATTTTAGAGTCTTTACTGACTATTTTCCATCAGTTACTACCGTGTCTGCACCTTGAACAGTTACCCAGCCAAATTTGTTTCTTGCCTCAGCTTCTTTCATCCGAATCAGCTCATCCGTAATCGAAGCACTGATGATTTTATTTGACTCAGCTTCAGCCTGAGCTTTCGTAATCTGAATCTGTGCATCTGTTTCAGCCTGAATCTTCTCAGTCTCTTTCTGAACCTTGATTTTTTCCTGTTCAGCTTCTGCTTGCTGCTTTTCTTGTAATGCAGTCACGCGATTATCAATAGCTTCTTTCAGTTTCTTGTCTGGGTGAACATCAATGATTGATGCATCCAGAACTTCAATTCCGTACTTATCGGAAAATTCGCTATTCAGGTAATCAGTCAGCTCAGAATTGAGTTTTGATCTGTTTCCAGAGTAAATATCCATCATAGAGTAATTCGTTGTAATCTCTGAAATTTTCGATTTCAGAACAGGCTTCACACGGCTTTCGATGATATCGTCACCGTCCATACCTTTGAACTTCTTGTATGTATCTACAAGCGTATCCGGGTTGTATCGATATGACATCTGAAAACTGATTGCAATACTTGCATCATCAGAAGTAGCAACCTTAAAAGAGTCATCTCCCTTGCTGCCCTCTCTCTTGTCTTTCGACATTACCAAGATTTCATTACTTGTTGAGAACTCTTTTACTTTTTTCATCGGACCTACAAAATTCAATCCCGGTGAAAGCGTTTCTTTCTGTACTCCATCCCTATACGTGTAGACTATACCAGTCTGTCCAGTCTTAATCAATTTGCACGAACTGACCGTGAACGCTGCACCGATAACAGCTGCAACCACTACTACCGCGACTATTCCTTTTTTTTTCTTCATTCGTCCATTTTCCTCTCTTTAATTTCTTTTTCTGCTTTCGCATTATCTTTAAGGATTGAAAGTAAGATTTTATTTCCTACCCAAGCCAAAAGCATTCCAATAATCAAAAATACGGTTAAGGCACCTACAAATACTACAAACATCTTAACTCACCGCCTGTGCTACAAAATATAATAAATTTCCAATAGATATTAACAACAATCCTACCGTGATTCCAATGTTGATTCCATCTCTACGAGCTTTCACCATGAAGTACAGCATAGAAGTAAACATTGCTGCCATTATCAAATTTGCAATCAAGAAAATTAAGTTGATTATCATTTCCGGTATCTCCTTCTCATTGGCAATCCGTGAAGTTTTCTCCAGTTATTATCAGCTTGCCGCCCTAAAATCATCCGTCTGATTTCTGGCGGTATCTTACGTATATTAACTGTAATGCTCAACGCTTTTCCATCGAACGGAAGAAGATCCTCTACGGAAATATCCGGCGATATATCATCAACGAATATTTGATTTCTTTCTACCGGAATATAGCTGTTTTTATGTTCATCAAAAATAAATAGTGAATCATTTCTTTCATCTTCGCCCATCAAGGAAACCTCCTAAATTGCATTCACGCTTTGAAACGCCTTAATCATCTTCGGAAACTGAATGGCTATCCAGTCAATAATTGTCTCTTCGTGGCCGAACTGTTTATAATGCTCAAAGTTTGCTTGCAATCCACTTTCAGCAAGGAAAGCATGTATAATCTCATGCCGTAGCTGCTTTCGCATCAGTTCATCAAAATCTCCAACTTCATTTACATTGTCGTCCCTGATTCTAATTTCTCTCGATGTATAGTCACAATAACCATCGGTATCTGCATCTGCGAATGGTTCCCTAATCACTTTATATTCAGTTCCAAGAATATTTACCGTTGTCATTTCCAAAGCATCTCCTACAGGTATTTGAGAATCAAACTAATAACTGCTATAACCGCAATCACAAATGTAATCATGTAAGTGAATCCAATAATCATAAATAATATCTTCTCACCTATTTTGTAATTGGTTGTACAAGTAAGCCTTAATTTATTGCTGGCACTTAAAGTATTGAAATATACTCTTGTAATGATATAAAGAGCTATGCTGATAACTAATAGTATTAAGGTGATTTTGATTAGCATATTATTTATATGACTCCTTTTTGTTTTTGGTCGTTATTTTTGGAGGTCAGAGACACCCCGGGGCTCCGCCCCTCACAGACCCCCGCCGGGACCATTCCAATGTCCAACAGTTTCACGCCACAGCTATCGAACATATGTATCTATACGACAAACACCTATTTGTTTAATACATCATACACAATATCTTGTGTCTGTACATTCCATACCACGATATCTTGATTCCTGTATCATTTTTTGATTTAAATGTTAAAATACATCAAAAATCAAATACCGTGTCGTCTGCGTCCTGGTCTTCGATTACATCCGCTCCAATGTCCTGCGCTATCTGTTCAACCGTCTTTCTAGCTCCGGTGATCTGCTCCTGCTCTACTGCTTTCGTTTCTGCCATACCGTAAGCAGCTTTAGCAATAAATATCTTGTTGGCATCCGTACCCTTGGAATTTCCTAAATTATTCACCAAAAAGCCCTTGCAAATGTTCAACCATTTTTTGACCGTGTTGAGGTGTTCAGCGGTCCGATACTGCCCGTTAAGCCAATTAGTAAACGTTGTTCTGTCTATATCTACTAAGAAACTGAATGCCTCTAACGTAGGATTAACACCATACTTACTACACAGTCTTACATACACATTGAATATATAGTCTAATGCTTTTATATCTGCATTATCTGGTTTGGTAATATGATCTGAAATATAGAATAACATATCAACAAAGTTATCTTTTACGATCTGTTTATTATCCTGATCTACATGATCTATATCTAATTCGTTAGTGATATATTCATCTGCGTAGTATTTTATATTATGTTTATATACCTCTATTCCATCTGCTGTAGTTACTGTATTATCTTTCATTCCATATCACCTCCGTAAACATTGAACATATAATAGCGGTATATTGCGTCCATTGTCAATAAAAAATATTCCAGTGATAAATGCTATATCTACCTGGAATACTCTTTTCACACTACAATATATTGTATTATATTTAATTTATAAGCTTGCAAACTGTGAATTGCTTTTTCTGCTCTGGAATCCTCGCGCGCATGCGCGTGTATCTATACTTTTCTTCTCTTCTCTTTTCTATTCTTTACTGGGTTACCAAGCGGTATACCAAGATACTTTTATCTGCTTTCAGACATCAAAAAGGACAGTCGTTATTGACTGCCTTAATCTTTATCAATTTTATTCAATACTTGCCACAACTTCAAATTTTGCCGGACAACTTCCGCTCTCGGTTCCGTCTGTCAGAAAGTCTCCATCTTTCATAGCCTGTATTTTTTTCAATGTCTATCCCGGTCATTTTCGCGACTTCTTCCGCACTTTTCAATACGATCTGGTTGGATTCCGGGTTAATTGTGTAAATAATTGTATCATTCATTTTGTCGTCCTCCTGTTTCTTTTTTTCTACTCTGCGAACTGTTCAAGAAATTCGTTTACATCTTCCAGCGATCCAAGCTCTACCTTTTCACTGTTCGGATTATCGCTATAGAAAAATGTTTCGCCATCTTTCCAAAATGTAAAAGAGCTATCACTGTATACCTGAAAAGCTTTTTCCGTTAATTCATTTTCACTAAATTCATGTTTTTCATTTTCTTTCCCTCCTGATTATTTTTCGTATAGAGCGGTACAAGACCGCCCTATTTTTTTGTGTCTGAGCTGTTGTTATACGGCTCTTTTTTATTTGTCCATTCGTTTTAATATTTCTTGTTTCATCATTGCAATTTCGGTTTCATGCTGCTTTTCGGAAAATAACATTTTTGAATATTTTTGTAATAATACAATATTTGACATCTGTATTATGTCTTTATGATTCAAGCGCTTTCCATAACGGATTTTTTTTTGATGTTAAAAGTTCATTCTTTCCAAAATATCCGTTTATATATGGATTTCTTCCGCTTACATTGTAACCATTGTAAGCATCGTATTTTTTAATATAAAAAGACTCTCTTTCTCTTAATTTTGTTTCTGTTATTTCATAATCATCGAACGTTTCCAAAATTAAAAATTCGAAGTTTTTTATATCAGCTTCAGTTTTTTAAATCTTCATCCATTTTCATATTTGAACCGTACAGCTTTTCTATATTGCTTCTATGAGTTTTTAACCTGGAATTAACGTTAGAACTTGATCCAACATAGTATTTATCAGTAACTTTGTTATGAATCGCATACACTCCAACCCTTTTAACCTCCGGCACTTGAATTATATGCTGTTTTCTATTCATGTAACCACTTCCTTTCTATGGTTACATTATATAAATATTTGTGCCTAATGTCAATAGATTTTTCTTTGTTTATTTGTGCTTAATTTTCTTTAGCTCTCTTGCGTTCTATTTTATCCAATTCTTTTACAACTACTTCTTTTATAAATGCGTTACAGCTTTTCCCAGTAAGCTCTTTTATACGTTCCTTTGTCCCCAACGGCAATTGACAATTTACACGGTCGACAGTCTTCATAAAGTCCGCAACTGCTTTTCTTCTCTGTTCTTTCTGTTTCTCTGTATATTCTGGCATCGTTTCAACCTCCTGATCTCTTTTCTCTATTATATTATATATGTGCTTAATTTTCAATAATTATTTGTGCCTAATTAAAAATGCACAATTTGATATTATTATTTGTGCCTAATATTGTATATTATGTCAATTGTGTTTGTGCCTAATATATTGTATCATATAACCATAGCAAGGAACAAAAGAAACAAACATTCGGACACACCGAAACCACTCAATACAATGAGGACATACGGAAGCGATTCGATTTATTGAAAAAATCTAGTTCCAGAAAAAAGAAAAGCCGACCGGAGCAGCTGACAACTAAACCCGATCGGCACCAATCAAAAAAATATTTAGAAAGGTAAGTCCATTATATCAGGGCGAAAAGGAAAAGACAATGAGTAAATATTTTAAAGCTATTAAATCATACGAGGACTTAAAGAACCAGTACAAAAATTTATTGAAAGCAAACCACCCGGACAACGGCGGAGATCTTGAGGTTATGAAAGAAATTAATGTCGAGTATGACGCACTTTTCACAGTCTGGAAGAATAAAAAAGAAGTTGAGACAGGCGAAGAGATCAAGGAAACCGCCGACAGCACAAGAACACAGTTTTACACTATGTTTGGATGGGAAGGAAGTAACCACGACTGGAACAGATCACTAAAAGAAGTCGCTCAGATCGTCCGCACATACGTAAAAGAGAAATACCCGACTTACAAGTTCAGTGTTAGAACGTCATATGCTTCTATGTGCCAGGAGTTACACGTCACATTAAAAGAAAGCCCGGTAGAGATTTATAAGACGTTTGAAGAGCTTGACAACGACGATTTTTGGGAGATTTCAAAGCGGTTATTTATGTGGGGTTACAACGACGAAAACAGAATAAACTTTTTGAACGCATCAGCAGAAGAAAAGAAAAAGACTATTGAAGAGTCTAACAGTAAATACGCACACATTTTAAACGACGTAACAAAAGCAGTTATTGAAGACGTTGACGCCTTCGTGAAATCTTATAATTATGAAGATTGCGACGGCATGATTGACTATTTCGACGTAGATTTTTATTACTTCGGATGCTGCCAGGATAACGGCGCAGGAATTAAGATTGTACCGAAAACGGCAAGAATCAAGAATAAGAAAGCCAGCGTTAAGACATCCAGCAAAAAAGAAGAACAGCCACAGCCGGAACAGATCGAAGCAAAGACGAACGGCATCAGCTACAAGATTACGCAGGGCGAAGACACGCGCGACGGTTCAGAATTATGGCTTGTAAGAATTAACGAGACACTCACAAGAGAACAATATCTTGCAGAAAATAAAGCAATGAAGGATCGCGGCGGATATTACAGCAAATTTAGACACGCATTTATTTTCCGAATTGATCCAACCGAAATCTTGAAAGGAGAAAAGACAGCATGAAAGAAATTTGTGTAAAGAAAATACCGTGTTGCGGGTGTCCTGAAATGGACACTTGCACGCTTGAAAAATCCGAAAATCTCTTGAAAGAATTATTCACGCGCTACGGGAATTATAACAAGGAAATGAGCGATAAAACAATAAGAATTTACGAGCAGCACCCGGAGAAGCTACACACCGAAAAAGATATATTACACTATTTCGAGCGGGCACGAAAAGATATTGAACAACTTGAAAGGGCGATCTTGCAGCTGAAAGCGTACGAGAACGCATTAACTGAAAGATATAACTTTATCAAGACAGCACCGACGAAGCAAAAAATAAAGCTATACCGGGAAAAGAGATGGAAAGACAAAGTTTATTATTATATTCTTTTCTATTCCGTAAATTTGACAGACGGGCATGAAGAACTAATGCAATCTATCAAATACACAGGAAAAGAACGTCGAAAAGCCATTGAAGATTTTGAAAAGCTCCAGAAAGAAAGAACCGGCGTTATATTTGAAAAAGATATCAAGCGCGCAAAATGGGAACGCTAGGAGGTAGAGCCATGAGAAAAATAAAATTGACAGACCAGGAGGCAAGCAGATTAAACATGTATTTTCTGCTCACACACAAAAGAATATCTGACGAGTTGGAAGTCTGGGAACGCCTGAAAGACGACCCAGCAGCACCGGCAGCCGAAAAAAAAATCTTGTTTTCTGGCAGGACATAAAAACACTTATTGACCGAATTTCTAAGGAATTGCGAGGATTTTAAAATGAAAGTTGAAACTGTATATACATATTCCGAGTGGTGCAAGCTTGTAGACCGCCACGGAAAAGAGATATTAAAAAGATACCTGAAAAGAAAAGCAAAGAAGCTGATCCGGTTTTCGTTCCGGTTGTTTACTATTTACTTGATATATGCATTGTTTTATGCAATCGCATATCAAATAACATTTTGATGTACTGGTGTCTTGTGGGCGGTTCGATTCCGCCCGGCATTGTTTCCAAAATTAAATATCTGGATCAGGTCGGACGTGTTCCGGCTTTTTCCGTATACGAAAGGAGTTAGACAGATGCAGACACAATCCATAAGCAAAGCACCGCGCAAGATGCGAATTGAAGCCATACAGGGCAAGCGGACATTTAAAGAGATTGACAGGCTAGATAATATCGCCCGTGATGCATGGGCAGCGTTATATACAGCGATCCAGACCGGAACGCATGATTATATTTATTGGAATGATGCGCCGGTTATATCGCAGTCCGGTATCAAGTCGCACCTATGCCGCGTCTTAACTAGATCAGTGAAGCAAGACAACGCTCTACAGCTTACTTGCATACAGATTAAGGACGGCGAGCCTATACCAATATCAGATTTACAGATTACAGAGCCGGAGCAGTTTATAAAAGAAACGCCAAACACCGCAGAAGTATATATTTTCTAAAAAAACAAAGCCAACGCCGATATTGTACCGGTATTGGCTTATTGGTGTATCTACTCCATGTGGTCGCTTATTGCGGGACTCTGGTTACTCTCCCGGTATTCTTCCAGGCTTTCACCGTTGACGACTTGGTAAGCGTGCTGCAATTCGTGAGCCAGAGGAAAGAGCAGCACCGGCGAAAATGGAATTGCATTTACTTCCATATAGTGATATGCTGAATATAATTATAAGCTTGTATTTGCCATTTTAAGGCGTTTTATTTGCTATGTGGTAAATCTATGCCATGTTAAAAAGCAACAGCCAGAACAGCTACCCACGAAGCCACACACGGCAGACAAACCACAAGCGTTCCCAGTTATTGTTTGGAAGTGTCGCAGATAAACAACCAGCACCGAGCGGACCGCATCAGAGCACACCACCAGAGCCGAGGAGCCAACAAAAGTACCAACCGAAAAAACAGACGAAAAAGGACGATGAAATCGATCAAAATTTCAACGTCCAGATTTTAGCCCTCTTTATTTTTGTGGTGTGATCTTTTTTGAGAAAATTTTTCTAACCTCAAAAATCGCCCTAAAAACGCGCCACTTTTGGAATTTCCTGAAAAATTTTATTTTTCTAATTCTTCAGGAAACACTTTTTTCTTAGATATTCTTCGACCGAATACCTCTTCGCAGTATTTTCTGTACTCTTCGCATTCGGCGGTTTCCATGGCTTCCATGGTTGTTTTTCCGTGAGTATTCGCGAATGCCTTGACATATTGCTTATATTGTCTTTCCGCTTCATTCATAACCTTTCTCCTTTGTTCTCGCTTCAATTTCAATCGCATTTCCGTTTCTCCCGTCATTTATTATATTGATTTTTCCAGAATAATCAAATACCAATTCTCCATGATCGTACACTCTGATTCTGCCAGTATCGTTCTGTGCTGGAATCGTCACGACAAAATTTTCTTTCTCCGGTTCTGCTTTTTCCTTGCTATTTCCGCAAGAAGTAGCCAATATTACGAATATAATCACAGCCACGGAGAGCAAAATCTTATGATTGTGCATACTTTTCCGACTCCTTTCTGTACAGCTCCATCAGCGATTCAAGCTTTCTTTCATCCGACTTCGCCAGTTCACCATGCTTTTTCATATCGTTCAGTTGCATCAGATATGTACCGGCTTTATCAACATCTTCTTGCCCGTTCTTTGCTTCATGTCTCCAAAGGTACTTGAAAACATTTCCCATACAAAATGCCACAAAACCTCTTTTCCCTAAAAACAATTTCATCACAGAAAAACATTCAAGGCTTGTCTGCTTGTAGTGATCTGGTCTAATTTCTTTCATCTTTTCTCTTCTTCCTCTCTTTTAGTCTCTTATTCCATTCTGCCAGATACTTCTCCTGTTCTGCATCTTCCAATTCCTGTCTGGATCCGTATACCGGTCTGGAAAAGCTTTCTTTTGCCGTGTCACTGTCGCAATGTGCGATCATGCCACCGTAGTGCTGGTCCTGGTCATGCTTCATTTCTTTTCTGTTGCGTTTATTCATTGCATTCCTCCAGCAGCTCCGGATTGTCATATACATTACCGACAATGTAGAAGCCATTTAATCTAGTCCAATATCCAATATCGTTTCTGAGAAATTTAGCATTGCTCCATTTAATCACGAAACTTCCGTATTCATATTCAACTATTCCCTTATAACATCCAATCTGGACAATGTCATTCTCATATATTTTCTTTCCGTTCTTGTCAGTCAGCCCTGTATACTGACAAATGGTATCTTCATCAATCAGAAATTCACCATCAAGGCTTTTATCATTGATATAATTCTTGTCACTAAGATAACCATGAACCCATGTTCCATTAAGATGGTCGTTACTATCCATTGCATGGATATGTTTCCCTCTAAAAAGTATTTCTCTACTCATATTCCTCCACTACCTCCAATTTTAAATCCAAAATTCCATGTGCAGATATTTTCCCGGATATTCAGTTTCCCAGTAATAATGACCATGATAATTATCTTCGCAATATCCAGTCCACTGATCACACCATTCTTTGCATTTATCACTTCCTTGCTCATTGCCGGTGTGATGATCTGTAATATCGGAGCAATCCGAATTCATTCCATCCATATCAAGATTTTCTTTGCACCATGTCTCTATTTCTTCGTTAAGTTTATTTCTCTGCTCGATTTTGTCTACTATTTCTTTTGGAATTTTACTCATAACTGTTCACTACCTCCAACTTCTTCAAGTCCTCGATAAGCCACGGCTCGGAATCTGACCATTTGATCATTGGGAAATCCAACTTAAAGGATTTTAAGCTTTTATCTGATTCGCACCCACTACTTTCCCAACAGTCAATAAGTTTATGTGGTTTGCTGATATAAATGAACAAACCACCATCCATATCCCTAGTTATATAATTTATTCCTGTGCCAATATACTCCAAAAAACGCTCTATCCCTCTTGCTTATCACTGGCTTTTCGATGTGATCCAGTTCTGCCCATTCTTTTAAGCGTTCTTTGTCGCAAAGCAAAAAATCATTACAACGATAACAGTTTGCACAATTGTTCTTTTCGCAAGCGATCGGCTTTCCGGTCACTTTACTGACAGAAACTGCATTCCCACTGCAAGCGATCTCAATAATCTCACTTGCATACTTCTCTTTATTCTTCATCTCTTCCACCCTCGTTTCACAATTTCAATGGCTCTATCCAGTCCATCTCCGTATCCGTCATAATACTGGCACGTATCCGCTTCGCAGACAGCTATATCATCATCTGCCTTATCGGATAGTACTTGTAGCTTTTCGATAACCTTATCTGGATCATAGGCTGTCGGACTTCCAACAATGTATCCTATCGCAAGGCTCATTCCCTCTATAACATCCAGATTGTATTGGTATTTCATGCGGTCCATATCAATTCTCATTCTTCTTATAAGCTTGTCCGCATCAATCAGTCTTTCCATTGCCCGTCCTCCAATTCCACATTCTTACCGCTCCCGCTTTCGTATCCGCATCGCCAGCTCTCCCACCGCAACGGCTACATATCACCCAGTATCCCGTTCCACCACCTAATGTTATTGGGTATTCTCTGGAAAGGATATATCCTTTCGCTCCGCAGAATGGACACAGCTTTAATCTTTCGTTATTCTGCATCTTTCCCTTCTCCTTTGTACGGTTCCGGCAACGGCATCCATGCAACAATTGTTTTTTGCCGTGTGTTCATAGATTCCTTGAAAGATTCCATTTCTCCAATATCTCATCTCTGTTACTGTTCCGCTGTAAAAGCATACAATTACATCCGTGTTATCCTCCGGCAATCTCTCACTTGTTGGAATCCATCGACTTTCTTTCAGTGCATGTATTCCCATATCAATTGCTTCTACTGTCGGTTCTGACCAACCATATTCGAGATGTTTTACCAATCTATCTATTGCCTGTTGATTATTCATGCTTACACCTCCTCTTCTTTCGGAAACTGAAATACCTTAGGCAATACCCAGTAATTAGGTTGTACATAGCATTTGTTCACAATGTCATACCCACCATCCAACTCCATTCTGGAAAGATATTTCTCTCTGCACATTTCCATAGCCTTGATCGCTTTTTCTTCGGTGGAATATTCAGCTAAAATATAAACTCTATCTCCTTTGCCGAGGTCATTCCCTGGAAACGTTCCAATGATTGTTGCCATATTTTTCGAATATGGTGAAATTGCAATCAATTCATAAGGCACATCCAGTAATCCGTTCTGGCTAATGATTCTCATTATCTTCCACTCCTTAACATACAGAATAGTAATTCTGTCATAGATCTTTTCCTTAGTCCCATTCTACAATTTTTTACTACCTTTAATTCCCACCCCATCACATTTGCATCATCTATCGGCGTTGGATTTTGGAATTCATCTTCTGGCTCTTTCATGTGCGGGACAGCTACCATAATTCCCCAATATTTAGATGATTCCGGGTTGCATTGGTGTAAGTGTTCATCGAACTTACCGTTTTGCAAATCTGGTATCAAGTCTTTGTAGCACTCCATCGTAGTTACTATATAGTTCTTTTCTCCATAGAAATTCAGTCCATTCCCGCTATAAACATCTTCCTTGCAACTTTTAATTTCGTAACAAGTAAATATTCCTTTTTCCACCCCGGATATAGACATTTGATCTCCGGGTGAAAACTGCATATAATCCACGCGTTTCGCCTTGGATGTCCACGGGTCAATACTCACTTCTTTTGCATAATGTTTTCCAAAAACGTTTAGTTTGGTGCGTTCAAGGGTATGCGACAGAAAAAGTGTAATTTCTTTTCTATTCATTTTCATCCTCCTTTACATGCTCCGGGCATTCTTCCATGTATTCATCAGTTCCAGGATGCTTCCGGTTCGGCTTCGACCTCGACATCATCATCGTACATCTCCATAATATCTGTGATATCACAGAACGCTCGATCTAACCGCATCATGAAAATGTCAAACTTATCTACATATCTTAATGAATTGATATCAAGTTCGCTTTCGAATCTTGTAATTCTGAATCCATTTCTTTTTGATTCATACAAATGGATTTCTTTTGTCAGTTTCTCATCCTCCTCGCATTTGAAAACCAAATCGCAAAATCTTCCTCCAAATATGCTATTTCTTGTATCAACAGTTACTTCTGCTGTCACATTCTGATATCTCGGTTCATCATCTGTGTAGACTTCAAGTTCGGATGTATCAACGCTCTCGCTGACATATTCCTTGTATTTTTCGAACACTTCTTTTAAGCTGATTGTATCTTTATCCGGCTCTGTCATAAGACTCTTGAAGTTTCCTAAGATTTCTTTGTTGTCAATCAGATTTGTGCTGTTAATAATTTCCGTGAGAACTGCATCGAGTTTCACTGTATATTCGTCCAGATTTACTCTTCCGATTGCCGGTGTCATTACTTCTTTTACTTTTTCATCTATAATCTTCTTTCCTTCACCTTTCCAATTGAACTGATCTTCAATACTGCTTTTCAGTGCTTTGGTTACGGCATCGGATACAAGCTCTTCAACTGTTCCGTCATTCAATTTATCTGTTACTGCTTTCGCTATTCTTTCTTCAAATGTGCTCATAATTCGTTCCTTTCTCCTTATCTAATTTCCGATATATATCGGTCTGTCAGTTCTCCGTTCACATATTTGTTCGTTAATTGGACTCTTATCGAATCACCCTCTTGGCTATCTGCAAAACTCGGTCTATTCATTGCTCCACTAGCAAAACTATCTCCATCATAAGTCAGCCCATCATATTCAACTGATATTTCCCACTGCCAGCGAGGACAAATAGCGAACCATTTCCGCATATCTATGTAAGTGATGGTTGCGTCCACATCTTCGTAAGTATATGTGATTTCTTCTTGTGGCTCACGATTCTTGTCTGAAACATCTTTGGAGCAACCAGTAAAGAAAATGCAAATCAGAATTAAGCATAATATTTTCTTCAAATTTTCACCTCTTCTCCTTAAAAAATGCGTAAAAAAATACCAACCACCGAATATTGATGGTTGGCAGATGAAATTATGCTTCTTTATACCGTTTCAAATCTGATTCGCCTAGCTTTTCAAAAACAAATCCGCAATCAAGACATATATACCTTTGCGTACCAAACGACATTGTATATGCAGATTCTGTACATGTTACATTCCCTTGCTTACTTGTTTTTTCTGGAATTTGTTTTGTTATAACTGTGTTTCCACTAATTCTTTCGGTATTTTCGCTTTTACAAAATGGACATTTCATTGGCATTTCCTCCCGTACATTTGATACGGAAATTATACCATTCCAACCATCAATATTCAATTGTCAAGGTACTGTTAGCTGCTATTTTTAGCTGCTACCCTATTTCTCTTTGTACTTTTCCAAAATCTTCATCATTGTTTTCATGTGTTCCGCTACTTCCGGGAGATCTTCATCACTGATTGCGCTGATGCGGTCTTTTCTTTTCAATTCACTCAGCTCATATATTCCGTCAGATAAACACTTGAATGATTTAGCTAAATAATTTTCGTTTCCGGCATCACCATCACACTCATAAAAAATTTCCTTTTTGTCATGTTCTCCAAACTTATCCGTAAAAAATTTTGTCCGCTTTGGAGTGATTCTTGTGATTTTTGCCGGAATAATTAACTGATGCCGGAATGATAAACCCCATCCGTAGCTCACTTTTCTTGCAATTCCAACCACATCTCCAACTTCCAATGTGTCTTTGTCTATCTCTTTTAATTTAATGTCCATTCTTCTCACCTACACTCATTCTCAAATCATAGATTTTCTGGCATATCTCATCACAAATCCTTTCTGCATCTGGATTTCCCTCTAGCTGTCGGACGTATCGCACACCGCATACTAAGCAAGTCAATCTTCTGATATGGTCCCACGCTTCCCATGCCATGTATGGGGTGTCAAACGCCTGTACCATTGCGCTTTCTCGCCCGTGTGAGAATCTTTCGCCGTACCATTTTTCTCTTGGAATTCTGAGTGTTTTCTGCGTGTCCTCTTTCACAATTTTGTCTTTCATTTCATCCATTACGGACTTTTTGACTTCTGTAATGATTTCTTGTTTTTCCTGTTCTGTCATATTTTTCACCTACGCAAATCTCATTTTTTCTGCAATTGACTGAATTACATTCACAGTCACTCCGTTTCCAGCTTGCTTATACAACTGGCTGTCAGAATTTACAAACTGTGCTTTCTCAAAATAATCATCCGTCCATCCTTGCAATCTAAAGCATTCTTTCGGAGTTAGTTTTCTGATTGCTATGTAACACTGATATCTTTCATACCAGACCGCATATACGACCAATTCTTCTGACACTTGAACGAATATCCCCTGATTGCAACTTGTGTCTAATGTGTTTTCAATTTCTTCCTCAACAATATTTCTTGTCATGCTTACTGGAACACTCGTTGCTACTCCATGTCTATCCTGTCCAGTAAGTGTGAACATCGGTTCTCCATCATCTTTAAATCGTCTGCCATTCTGTCTTTTTTCAGCACGATCAGGAGTAAGAACAGGAATTGCAATCTTATTTCCCTCACCTTTATTTGTTGTTAGACTCGGACTCACACCGTTCGAATCGTATACATTTCCGTTCATCCCTTTACCTGATGGATTAACATTGCACACAACACCAACACTTCTAGGTTCTTTGTAATCCCTACTTGTCAGTGTTGGACATATTCCTTCATACTCTCTCACTTTTTCATCTTGTCCAATATAGCTTGTGTCAAAAATAATCGGAACTTTTGGCTCTGTATTCCCCCCAGGTTTTGTACTTATAGTCGGAGCAAGTCCTTCGCTGCTATATACTCTATCCCTCTGTGAATTTCTCCCGTTCAGACAGCCGAACAAATTTAACGAAACACTATTTTCTCCGTCTGCTCTTTCGACAGGAAATACTTTTGCGGAACCTCTCCCTCTAAGATGTCCGACAATGAAGCACCTTTCTCTGTTTTGCGGCACTCCGAAATCTTTGGAGTTGAGCACTTGCCATTCTGCATCATACCCCCCCTGCTCCATTTCAATGAGCAATCTGGCGAAATCCCATCCTCCATTAACACTAAGCAAATTCTTAACGTTCTCAATGAAAAGGTAAGTGGGTTTATCTTCTTCTTTGAGCTGTCCGATAAGGTACATAACTCTGAAAAACAAGCTTGAACGGTTTCCTTGAAATCCGAGTTGTTTTCCGGCAACTGAGATATCTTGGCAAGGGAATCCGAAGCACCAACAGTCTGCTTTTGGGATATCATCGGCACACACTCTTCTAACGTCATTTGCGTACCATTCTCCATTTCTGTATTCATCTTTTAAAATCTCCTTCTGCCTTTTCTTCTGCGGTAATTCATTCAGTTTCTTTCTTTGTTCGTCCGTCAGAAGATGCATGGAAATATAGCTTGCTGTAGCGAACTTATCAAACTCGCAAAAACCAACGCATTCATGTCCGGCAAGTTCCATTCCTCTTCGGAAACCACCTATTCCGGCGAACCAGTCTATAAATTTCACTCTCACATCCCCCAATCTTGCCTACTTCCAGAATTTCCGAAAATCCCATTGCTGTAAGCTGTGGTATTGCCATTCACTCCGTAAGCATATCCAAGTCCTTTGTCTCCGCTGATTCCTTGCCAGTGCATATTACCTTCATACAAGGCGATCAAATCATTTGTTCCGTATTCCTCTTTCGGATTCAGCTCTACATACTTCTTTGCTCCTGTTTTCGTGCCGTATCCGCATATCTGTACAGTTCTTATAAATTCTTCTTTAGTCATGCGTATTACCTCCGATAAAATCAGTAATATTCATCTGCTGCTCTTTTTCAACTTTCAGCATTTCATTCTTAGCTCTTGCATAGAAATTTCGGTCAATTTCAAAACCGAATGCGCTTCTACCAAGATTCCTTGCTGCTCTCAACGTGCTTCCTGATCCGCAACATGGATCAATAACTACATCTCCAGGATCAGTAAATGTCTGAATCAATTGTTCTAACAACCTTACTGGCTTCTGAGTCGGATGAATTTTCGGAATATCCTTTCCATCCTTTTCCCACTTGAACCAGTTAAATACCATGTGTCCAGTTCCACGAATCGTTTTTCCGTTTTCATCAAACTGTGCTCCATTTCTAAATTTTGGAAGTTTGTCCCGGTACAATACCAGTGCATATTCCGTAGCACCTACAATACGCATATTTGCTTTCAATACTTGTGGACTGTAATTTTTCACAAATACAAGCGGTATGTAATTCACAAAGCCATGTTTCTTAGCTGCGTTGATCAGTGTGCTTAACTGTTCAAAACTGCAAAATACAATCATGCACGGAGCATCAGAACTTCTGCCACACTTGCCGGCTTTCTTAGGTTCTTTCTTCAACATTTTTGAGCAAAAATGAAAATACTCATACAGATTGAAATTGAAATCTGAATTAAACGCTGCTTCCTCTGCAAGTTTACTTTTACCGTTCTTATTATCCCTACCTACGTACCACATTGGATTACTTCCGTAAAAGTTTCTTCCGACATTGTATGGCACATCTGCTATAATCAGCTGTGCTTTCGGTATTCCATAACGGCGAAAATTCTGCATTGAATCCCTATAGATATCACATTTAAGTTTTTTTCTTTGTTTCATCTTCTCGAAAGGAGCCGATATATCTTTGCCCGGCCGGAGCTCCGCACTCCTTTCTATTTTTTAGTTGTCATAATTCTTTCTTGCGCTATCTCATAAAAATGTAAATCCAGTTCAAAACCTATAAATTTTCTTTCTGTATTCACACACGCTACGCCAGTACTACCAGATCCCATGCAGTTATCAAGCACCGTATCAGCTTCGTTCGTATACGTTTTGATAAGATATTCCAGTAGTGCTACTGGTTTTTGCGTGGGATGTACTGCAGATTTCTGAATATCCTTTGGAAATCTAAGCACAGATCTCGGATATCTCTCTGTACTATCATAAGAAGTTAATCCAAATTCATTGTAATCCGGCGAATCTTTACAGCTCTTTCTGTGTTCTGCCTTGGTCACTTTTCTGCTGTGTCCGGTTGTTTTCTGTGGATTGTATGTCGGTAATTTTTTATAGAAAATGCAAATATCTTCGTGCGCTCTTAACGGCATACTTCCCACGCTTCATCTGTGTTGAGTGACTTCGCATGGAGGAAAGCTCCTTTTTCCGTCCAAAGATAAAGCTTCGACGCTTTCTTTGAACCGTCATCAATTTGATGATGGTCAACGAACTCTCTCTTTTTACCATCTTCCAAGCAGATGTAATGTTTTCCTTCAATGTATCTTTCCTTATTTCTATTGAAGTTGTTTGAAATAACTCTTGTGTCAGAGCCATACGCTTCCGCAATCTGCTGCGTTGTGAGCACTCTAATGTTTTTGTACTCTGTAATTTGTAAGTCGTTCATCTTATACACCTCTTTTAAAAAAGTTAAATGTTTTGAACTTTCGTTGTAAAAAAATATTCTGCAATATCAGAATCGTCCAAATGCAGTAGCTTCACAGCCTTGCAAATATCAGTTTGTTTCCACGGAACATTTCCATTCAACTTTAGAGATAGCGTGCGTTCAGACATTCCCATTGCTTCGGCAAATCGATATTGAGAACCGAAAAATTCCACTATCTTTCCTTTCAATTTGTCGTAATTAAACGTCATCTGCGACAACTCCTTTCTTTTGTTTTGTTCAATATTTTGAACTAGTTGTATAATACCACTGCTATATTGCTGTGTCAATAGAAAAATTCAAAGTTTTTAACTTTTTACGTGTGCATTATTGAACTTTTATTCAATATGTGATATATTATTCTCAGAAAGGAGATTCATCATATGAAAAGGGAAAATACAGCAATTCGTTTAAAGCAACTTATGCAAGAAAGAAGTTTAAAACAAGTTGATATATTAGAAATGACAAAACCTTATTGTGCGAAGTATGATGTTAAAATGAACAAATCTGATTTGAGTCAATATGTATCTGGAAAGGTTGAGCCAAATCAAGACAAACTGTTTGTTCTGTCACGAGCATTAAGAGTTAATGAAGCATGGCTGATGGGATTTGATGTTGAAAAAGAAAAAGAATTTTCTGGTAAAGAAGCGTCAAAAGACATTGATTTGATACAAAAGTTTTCCTTACTGAACAAAAGAGATCAAGAAATAGTTATGAATATGATAGATTCAATGTTAAAAAGAAGCGAGGATTAACCCCACTTCTCTAACAACTTTTTAATAAAGGTATATATGTACTCTAAGATTCCTTTATTGTTTATTGTTTTTACGCATTCAATAATCAGTTTTTTTGTAATCTTCTTCGTTCATATGTGAAACCTCCGCTCATAGAACAAGTGTTCGGGATTGTTTAAATAAATGATACTACTCTTTGAATCAAAAATCAATACATTTCCGAACAAATGTTCTTTACTCTTTATAAATACATTATACACCCGTGCTTTATCGGGTTGAAGTAGACCGGAATAATCGTATACTTTAGCATACACTTTTTATTCTTCCAGATCGAATAAGTCTGTAATCGGGACTTTGAGACCTTTTGAGATCATCGCGAGCGTTCTGATGGTAGGGTTGCTGCCCTCTTTCATCACCTTTTGTATTGTGGCTGGGGACAAACCGCAAATGAGCGCAACTTGACGGATGGATAGATTGTGTTCGTACATAATTTTGGAAAGTAGTATCTTCATGCTTAGATATTGTTTCCCATAGAAAGTGATTATACACATGAAAAAGAAAATATTAAACTTTTTATTTCCAAAGGCAACGATTGTTTTAACTTCCATCTTCTTTGCACTGGCATGGATTTATAACGATCTCCAAACAGCTATTCCTTATGCCCTGATATTCTTTTTCTATTTTATGATTCCTCTTGATGTTATTATCTGTATTGCAAATATTATATTGAAACTGATTCATAATAATAGAAAAGTTGTTTCTGAGGAAAAGCCTAACGGTGGGCAACAAACTCAAGAGAAACCTATTTTTCGCACAAGTAAATTCCAATCCGATAATAGATATACAAAAGGAATTGAATACTTTGCTAATTTCTGTACAGCCGGGTATGAACTTGATAAAGATAAAAATTATTCCTATAATGCAACTGGTGGAAACATCCGTTACAACGATAAACGCTTTGACAATATAGCAAACGACCCGGATATGGTAAAAATGATTTCAAATGAAAAAATCAATGCTATTTCTAGCCAAATCGTAAAAATATATATGCAAAAGAACATACGAATTTTTATTGAGCGTACAAATTGCACAAAAGCTTATCTTGTATTAAAAGTAATTCCAGTAGGTGTAACTTCCTTGAACGATATCACATTATTCCAAAACGATATTGGATATCAGACCGGAATGCCAACATTGATTGATGTGTTTGATAACAGGGGGTATGCATATATTATTTTTTCAATACAAAATTTTATAGACGATAGATTCCGAGATGTTAAATTGATATAACCGCCTAGTGCGATTATATAAATACTTTATACAGGGGGGATAACCTTTATGAAAAGAAAAATTGTAGCAATGATGTTAATTGCAATGATGGCATTCAATGCAACTGCTTGCGGAAGTTCTTCTGATAAATCCGCAAAAGCCGATAAAGCAACAAAAGAAACAACTAAAGATAAAAAAGAAGATTCGACAGGAAGTGAAAAATCAGATGATGAAATGTCACAGGCTGAATGGGTAGAAAAGAATGCCAGCAATACCGAAGATGGCTATGATATCGTTGATTCAATAGATATCACTTCTTCTACCACAACATTAAAGTATACTGGTTCAAAAGTAATAGATGACACCGGCGAAGATGGAACGACTTCTAAGAAAGTATTATTATATTTTGATTTTACAAATGTAAATGATTCCGAAACATCTGCTGAATCTCATTACAATTTCAGAGTTTACCAAAACGGAATCCAGCTAGATCAGTGGATTTCAATGAATAATTATGATTTTAGCGATGAATCTTTTGACAATACTATGAAAGCCATTTTATCTGGAACTACAGTTAATATAGCTGTTGCTTTTGAGTTGCAGGATGAAACTTCTCCGCTCAAATTGAGAGTAGACAATTCACTTGACGATAATGGAGAAACTCAATTATTCGCGCAGCAACAAGAAATACAGTTGCAATAAAAGAAAAGCCCCGGCGCTACCAACACCGGAGCCAATAGACACTATCTGGAAGATAATGCCAATTCTCACAAAATTAGTATATCATCTTCCAGGCAGCCACGCAAGCGGAACGAATGTTCTTCACTGGCTGTTATTTTTATACTCATTTTTAAGGAGGATGATATTTTATGCCAGAAAAAGAGAAAATCGTAGCATTGTATGTCCGGGTATCAACCGGGTATCAGGTGGACAAGGACTCTCTCCCATTCCAGAAAAGGAATTGAAGAATTACTGTGAACACGTGCTACACATCGATAAAAAACGAATTGAAATATTTGAGGATGCAGGCAAATCCGGCAAGAATACCAAACGTCCTGCATTTGAACGAATGATGGAAAAGGTAAAGTCAGGGCAAGTATCTCATGTGATCGTGTATAAAATTGACCGAATCTCACGAAATCTTGTGGATTTCTCTCTCATGTACGATGATTTCAAGTACAACAACGTAACCTTTATCTCGCTGAACGAGCAATTTGATACCTCTAGCGCAATTGGCGAAGCTATCCTTAAGATTATCCTAGTGTTTGCAGAATTGGAGCGTAAGCTCACATCTGAGCGTGTTACAGACGTTATGATCGGGCGAGCGCAGAACGGGCAATGGAACGGCGCACGTGTACCGTATGGCTGGGATTGGGACGAAGAAAAGCAGATGCCGGTGCATTCAAAGAAAGAAGCTCAATACGGGATAGATATGTACCACAGATATTTAAACGGATATAGTACTCTCCGGATTGCTAGATATAATAACGAACACAGCATTCCAACCAAAAGGGGTGGCGAATGGTCTTCTAAAACAGTAGGAGATTTTTACGGAATCCGATAAATAAAGGGGACTATAGATACAATTATCGGAATAGCGCAAGAGGGAAGAAAAAAGCAAAGGAAGAAGTTGTCTATATTAAAAATGTGTTTCCACCACTGATTGATCCCACAATATTCGATGAAGTAAACAGGCGACTGGATGAAAACTATAAAAAACAGAATACAAACTATATGTTTCCAATCAGAAAACAGTGCAATATTTTTTCTGGACTTATTATTTGTGGAAAATGCGGAGCGCATTATCAAGTATGTAGAAAAGATGAACGTAGGCTGGATGGTTTTCGCCCATCTAATTATGTCTGCACAAGAAAGCGTCAAAAGGCAATATGTGACAGTTTAAATGTGAGCGAAGTTAAAATAGGTCCATTTATGATAAATTATATAGCAGCTATGGTAGACATATCCCAAAAGCGGAAAAAACTCAAAGACAAAAAAGAATTAGAGCAGCTTATCCTCTCTCATATGCAGTTTACGGATTTAGCTGGAATAGCAGATGATAGTTTGCAAGAAACAATGGATTTATTATATGGACGGTCAACCAACATATGGTCATCATCTCCTATTGAAAAAGAAAGTCAAGATAACGAGAACAAAAGAATAAATTGAAAGAAAATCTCCAAAAAACAGATCGTGCTTTGGAGCGATTGAAAAAGGCATACCTCTTCGATGATGATGCAATGGACGAAAAAGAATTTCTTGAAATGAAATCCAAACTAGAAATAGATAGGGTGAAAATTGAAAATGAAATTAAAGATATCGACAATGATGCAATAGCGAATAATGTAAACCAGATTGACTTCATTAAAACTGCTTCGCAGTTTTTGATTATCCACAAAATCAATAGTGGTGAGTTTATAGATTATAGAAGTCTTGCAATATTGGATGAAGAATCCATGAAAGCATTTATGAATTCCGTGATCGATCATATTGTGGTGCTAAACAGGCAGATTTCCGAAATAGTGTTTAAAAATGGCTTATCGCATAAATTATTATACAGATAAAAAGTCCCCGGAAAGGTTGATTTTTCCGGGGTTTCTTTATGAAATAATATCAATTTTATCAAACCTCTACTACCGAGGTCATCTGACAACCGAAAGTCGTCACGCAAAAAGTCAGATCTCTTCCGATCTCCTGTGCTTTTTCACTTACATACTTCCGCGCTTTGGCAATGTAATAGTACTGTCTCTCCGGCTCGGTGACCGGAGCTTCTTTGGTAAGATCTATTGCATCAAAATCAATATTATTCAT